GGATAAGATAATCACCTACCCGTTCCTGCGTGGTCTGATACTGTTTACTCCAACCAACCAGCTTGCCGTCAACATCCGGGAGGCCGGTGTTATCGAAACCGGTAGCCGTGTCAAAGTCAATGCCGTCCTCGTCAGCCCAGATATACCTAAGCACTAGGTAGTCGAACTCCGGGATAATAACCACCGGGACCGACTCCTGCCTGCACACGAACGTCTTCTCCTCCTTGGTGCCTTCTTTTATAACTTTGTACGTAGCCTGACGTATCTCGCCAGTCTCATTAATATCAGCGGTAACCCTAACCTCAGCAGGACCGGTACCACTTGTCTTATCTAAATGTATCCAATCAGCCATATCATCGTATTTTGTTAAATAAGTTTAATATACTTATCAAAAGCGTTGGGCCACATACGCTCATGAGACAGCATCCTCCTCCTATTATCCTCAGCCAGCTCCCGATAATCATTCAAGGTAATCATCGACATCTTAAGCTCCTTCATAGCCCTAGCGAACTTACCCGGCTCCTGCTGAGCATATAATTTATAAGCGTCACCAGCGCCTTGTATCAAGCCATTCACGGCGGCATTCTCGAAGATCTTCATCTTGATATACGTCTCGACATAATCCTCAAGGTATCCTAACGCCGTTTCAGGTATATATGGGAGACCGTCATCATCCTTGGGTGTAGCACGATATATGATATAAATAAATCCATCAAACCCTGTATACATAGTATTGCCGGATATAGTTATATCATAATTATCCCAATCGTACTTATCCCGATACTTGTCGGCGGCGCAATCACGCCTCAGTCCTCGACCTATAGACAGCCTTACGGGATGATGGTAATGAAATCGAACCTCGTGAGACCCGATATATATCCTCTCCGTGATCGTCTTCTCAAACTCCTCCTTACAGCACTCGGTGCAGGAGTTCCAACGGAAACCGCGCTCGGTGCGCTCGACCCAGCCGATCTCATGTTGGAGGTCAGCCTTAGCCTTGTCGCCGCCCGGAATCTCACAGACAAGAGGCTCACACCTATAGGCGTCAAGCATGTCGAAAAAATCGGAAGGCAATACCGCCTGTTTGTTGCTGGTCTTGACAACTGCCTCGGACATGACCGCTATAACACCCCCGAACCTTTTCAAGGCGATCTCAGCCCATCTATAAACAGACGAGGTATCTATAGCCCCGCTATCATCGTATTTATGTAAATCGGCCTTGATCTCGGCCAATAGCCCTTTTATAGTCATATTTAAGTCTTTTGCACAAAGATATGTATTTGAATCCGTGATACAAAAAAAATCCAGTCTACCCTCACGGGCTAACTGGATCACAAAAACTTCTACAGCTTATAAACCCATTTAACTCCAAATACCTTACTCTCCGACTCAACCTCCCGGTACAAGAACTTATACCTCCTACCTGATTCCATAGCCAATCTACACTCCTTATTCAACGCCGGAGAAACATAGAGATGGAAATACTTGTTCCGAGGCATAAAATCAATACATGTATGGACATAAGAATATCCACCAGTTCCACGTCTGTTAATAGTACCGGTAAGCTTATTTAGATATATCTTACGATTAGGATTGATCTTATGGCACAGATAACCGATGTTGTTTATATAAACCCCACCCTCATTATCCAGATACTTATCACGTATGACCTTCCATATCAAGGACTGACATTCGAGAATATCATTCTTGTCCACAATCGTATGTTTCCTTCTCTTGCCGTTCTTAGACATAATAGATCTATAAAAACGGAGAAAGTACTGATCAAGTATTTTAAATGACTTTGTTTTCATATCACAAATATAACGATTTCATCCTAATACAAGAAATTTATACACAAAAATACACCGCCTGCACCAAGGACGAGGCAAATAGGATAGCCGACAATAACCTCCAATCCGATGGTATCTCTTACGCTAATGGCTTGGCGCAGGCCGATAGATGCGATTGCCTCGAAACATGGAGCGCTTACGCTAGCGGAAGTTTTAATGGACAATGCTTAAGTATATCCGTAAGCTATGATAATCCATGTGGTAAATCTAAAACAGCATCATTTGATGTGTATTATACTAGATCTGAACCATCTGGAGATGTAGAATATTTCTCTACCACTAAAACAGTCACCATACCATCCGGATCGGGAACGATATCAGGCGGAAGTGATTGTGTTAGCAATGCTACAAGCATGTATGTATCTAATCCAAGTCAAGGTGGATACTGTTAAAAACAAAAAGGAGAGGTTGATTATCCTCTCCTTTTTATATAAACCTAAGATCTTTTCTCTTAGTATGATTTAATATGTCTGGTACTTAATCCCGTTCTTTCCTTTATCTTATCATAGATATAACCCTTGGATACGTAAGCCGACATATCTCCCAGATCTTTTATAATCTTGTCATACATATCGTGCACCTCATTATATCTTATAATAGAGCTGTCTCTCATCCCTCTTTCGCCTATACCGTCAACTATGGCGTCATTGAAACCAAAGAAATTGATTATTGATCTTATTAGATTCATGTTATTGAATTTTTTGTGTTTTCTTATTAATATCCATATCCGGGTTCTCATCCGTAGGGATCTGCAATTTGGTTACAGTTTCCCTTAATGTTTCGGAAACCACATATTCAAGAAGTTTGTCTGGGCATATGAAATCATAATCCCATTGAGATGTACATGGCTTATCTTTTTCAGCTCCACATCCCCCTAGCTCTAACGCCGCTTTTCTGTCGAGAGTTATAAGATCAACATTTATAGCCTCTATGTTAATATCTGGTATATAGATATATCCATCATTGACATAATAATAGTATTGATCTATATTCCCGTATTTACGTTCCTTGTTGTTAGCGTATTTTCTTAACGATATGGAGGTAAATATAATATCATCCATGATATTTGATACTTTGATGATAGCCGGACCTATACGGGTATATATCATATCGGGCAATCTTTTCTTGGATCTCATAAGTATCCTGCATAACTTAAACTCATCAAAGCAACAATCTACCTTACGAACCCTCTCCATTTCCATGCAATTAATATGAGTATACAGCGATTCCTCGCCGAACAAGGTTCCATCAGCATACTTCTGGGCTATATAAGACCTTGCTTTTTGCCTGCCTATGGACAATATCCATCTTCTACTGACATGAGCGTCCTTATTGATGGAGTTCATGTCATTCATGATCCTAGATACAAATTCTGAATTTTTCATGCATGAAATACTAAGGAGGGGATATACCCCTCCGGTTATTACTTCTTTTTCTTAACCTTGCCTCCACATTTCAGTTGAGGTTTCTTTTTCTCGGAGACTTTGCCTCCTTCTGCCATCTTCTTTTTCTTAGCACATACCATAATCTTACTTTTTTAATGTTGGTGATACAATATTAGTCATTTCTATCGAAAATAGAATAAACAAGGTTGATGAAACTACCAACTTACCGCCGCGGCACAGGCTGACACACAAAGACTAGCGCAGGAAAAAGCCAACGCTATGGAGTGCGATTGCATGGAGCCAACAAAGACGTGGTCATGGTCGGTATCTATGAATAATGATTGCATGAGCCATAAACAACTTGTCACATCAAGAGGATTTACGATTACGTATAATAATCAATGTGGTAGATCTATATCTGGGTCTGTGAGTGGTATAGGATATACACAAAACGGAGAAGAGCAGGTCAATAGCGCTAGCTTTACAATTCCCGCAGGATCCGGGACCAAGAGTGGAAGTGTATATTTTAGCCGAGAAGTGGTATGTGGAGATGTAACAATCTCTGGTCATGATTCAGGTAATTGTTGACAATCACTGCTGTTATGGTTTTTAATAAAAAGGAGAGACTTATTAGCCTCTCCTTTTCCATTACATATCAGGATCTTAACAGTTCCCAGATCCTCCCCCAGAAACACTTATAGACCCACATTGTACTCCTGAATCAAAACCTATGACACCAGTTTTTTTACCAGACCCAGTAGGTATACTTACGGAAGTACTTCCAGCCGTAACGGTTTGTCCATGATCATTCCTACCAGTAACAGTTACAGTTATTGATTTAGATGATCCACATTGATTATTGTAAGACACTTCATAGGAGCACCTTAATGCAGATGTAGAACCAGACAGACCATTACAAGGATCACCGCTCAGCATAGCGTTGGCGCTCCACGTCTTTGTTGGCTCCACGCAATCGCATCTATCGGCCTGCGCTAAGCCATTAGCGTAAGAGATACCATCGGATTGGAGGTTATCGTCGGCTATCCTGTTTGCCTCGTCCTTGGTGCAAGCGGTATATTTACCAGCGATTTGCTTATAACTGATAGTCTTAGGAGTACAGTTGCTAGGACAGTTCGTAGCCTTGACATTTCCCCATCGGTCATCATTGCCAACCTTAGAAGGACATATCCTAGCATCAACTAAATTTTGTAATGCATCCTTGTACTCTTTATACTTGTTATAAGCTTGTTCACTAGCCAGATTCGATGAAGAAGCACAAAATTCACCAGCGCTAACCACCTTAATAGGGCTATCAGGAACACATACATCACCGCATTCGCCCGAACATCCCTTACATACCTCATTGGTATAGACAGTGTAGTCATGTGGATTACAACAATGCTCGCCACCATTCTGCCAATATCCCGTAGGATCGCACTCGCTAGAATAATGCTCCTCGCTATTACCATTATTACACCTACTATTATCCATATGGTATGTATTATCACATCCGCATCCACAAGACCTTGAATCGGACTCAACCAACTCATCTTGATTTGGGGCTGAAGAGCAAGGATTGGTCTGATTCCTACTCCTACGATAATCGCATCCACTACAATAATAATTCCAATCATCATAAGATGGGGTATCATCGTCATCGGCGCAATCACCATTCTTGTTAGCGTAAGCCTGAGCGGCGGTCTTAGTCGCCGTATCATTCTTGAAAGCGTTTTGAACCTTGCTGTCGGCATCCGCCTGAGATACGGTAGATGTCAACGCTGACAATCCTAAGGCACTATAAGGAACGGATAGAGCGACACCATGTTTACATGTACCACAATTATCCTTATAGAACGTAGCGCTTCCAGTACCGGTCCACACACAAGTGCCATGCTGGTTAGCGTAATCCTGTCCTCTCTGGTCTAGGATCTGCTCTGCCTTGCTCCTGGCATCAGCCAAAGAAACCTTGCTGGTGATAGGCGTACCGCCGTTGGCTTGCGTAGAGGTCACCGTTATTCTCTGACCAACCCCGCTTCCGGCGCAATTGTTCTTATAGAAGTCACGGCTTGCCACGTAAGTCCAAGTACATCCACCGTTCTTATTGGCGTAGTTCTGTCCATCGGCTCCACGAACAGCATTCTCGGCCTTCTTATTAGCGTCAGCCAAAGATATGTTGGAGGTATACGGATGTCCCGGCAGCCTGTCGCTACTTACGGATACCATGTCGCCTACGCCGCCATCAGCGCAATTGTTCTTCTGAACCTGACCGGTATAGCTTCCTGTCCAAGTACAAGTGCCCTTCGAGTTGGCCACGGCCTGACCCTGAGAGTTCACGGCGGCCAATGCCTTGGCGTTAGCGTCAGCTTGGGATACACATGACTTAAACTTACCATCAGAGCTAGGACTTGGATCCGTAACATCATTCTGAGTTACGGTAACAGAGCTTCCAACTCCACCATCCGCACATTGACGGGTAAAGGCCTTGGATGCCGTACCAAACCAGAAACATGTATTATTACCACCAGCTATATACCGCTCTTGATTATCAGGATCAGTATAACAGGTATTAGTGTTACGTTGATGTAACTGAGAGATACAGTCCTTACATACAGTCTCTATAGTCTCCCATACCGGTTGCTCTGTCTTCGTATGGCACGTATCATCGTAGTTCTTATTGACGAACGCCTGACCCATTCTGTCGATATAGGCCTTAGCCAAAGCGTCTGCCTCTTCCTGAGAACGGGTTGAGGTGAAGAACTGACCCATAAGATCCGGGGTTACGGTAATAGGATCAGCGTACTGACAAGTAGGACACTTAGGAGTGAACTCCTTGCTATAATTACCTACATATATCTTCAGTTCGTCGCAAGTACCACGATCGTTGGCTATAGCCTGACCTTGCGCCTTGACAGCGGCCTTGGCAAGCTCATCGGCGGCGAACTGGCTCTCATAAGAATAGAACGGACCACCAGTGACATCAGCCTCCGTAACGTTAACAGATGAAGGTATCAATCCGGATGGACAATTATTCTTCTCGAACACCTCACTATAATGACCGGTGTACTTAGGAGCCTCATGGCAAGTACCACGCTCATCGGCAACCCTCTGTCCTTGATTCATGACAGCGGCCATAGCCACCAAGTTAGCCTCATCCTGCGATACGCAAGACTGGAACGGATGACCATCGACCATATCCTGTGTCACGGTGAACGGATCTCCTATCTGATTAGCTCCACAATTGCTCTTAGTGAACTCGAAGCTAGCCCTACCGGTATACATAGTAGCGTTAGAGCAAGTACCCTTGGTGTTAGCCAAAGCCTGCCCTTGAGCCTGTACGGCGGTCATGGCCATAGCGTCAGCGGCGGTCTGGGAGTCGTTAGACTGGAATGGGTGTCCTTCTACCATATCTTGGGAGATCGTCACCTTAGATCCGATCTTACACTCACCACAGTTGTTTCTCGTGAACTCCAAGGAAGCACGGCCGGTGTACGTACAAAGGGCGTGGATATTGGCAAGGGCCTGTCCTTGGGCGTCAACGGCGGCCTTGGCCTTGTTATTGGCATCCTCCTGAGATACGGTAGACGTGAACGGATAACCGTCAACCATCCTATCATTTACCGTATAAGTACCACCAGTGCCAGTACCACAATTGTTACGGGTAAACGTACGTGTATAAGTACCGGTATATACAGGCACCTTCTCGCACTTACCTTTCACGTTAGCCACATCCTGACCTTGAGCCTCGACGGCGGCCTTAGCCTTATTGTTGGCATCTTCCTGAGATACGGTAGACCTGAAATCCCCTGTCACCATAGTCTCATCCACGGTAACCTTGGTTCCGTACTGAGTCTTATCGCAATTGTTTCTGGTAAATTCCTTGCTATACTTACCGTAGTAGATCGTCTTCTCCTTACACTCACCTTCTAGGTTGGCTTGTTGCTGGGCGTTAGCCTCAAGATCAGCCTTAGCCTTATCATCAGCGTCCTTCTGGGAGATAATAGAGAAGTACTTACCAGCGGAAACGACATAAGTATAAGGTTGACCGATATGGAACTCATCACAATTATTTCTCGTGACTGTCTTCTCCATCCTTACGTTATAGTATACGTTAGTCTGACAGTCGCCACGCTCGTTGGTGATAGCCTGACCTTGCGCCTCGACAGCGTCCTGCGCCAGCTTGTTGGCGGCATCCTGCGATACCGTAGAAGTGAACGGATAACCGGTACACATCTTCTCATCCACGGTAAAGTCAACAGGCGTAGAACCTTCAGGACAGTTGGTTCTCTGGAATACCTTAGAATATGATCCGGTAAATACCGGTATCTTCTCGCAATTACCCTTGATATTAGCTATATCCTGACCTTGAGCCTCTACAGCGGCCTGAGCTAAGCTATTAGCGTCTTCCTGTGACACGATGGATCTAAAGTCTCCTGTAACCATCGTCTCGTTAACAACCACATCAGTACCGTATTGGGTGGAGTCACAATTGTTACGGGTAAAGGTCTTGCTAAACTTACCATAATAGATGTTCTCCTTAGGCTTACACTCGCCCTCTAGGTTAGCTTGTTGCTGACCATTCCTATCAATATCATCAAGAGCCTTCCTGTTGGCATCCTCCTGAGAGATAGAGGATACGTACTTACCCTCAGGAATGATATAAACATATTCCTGACCGTCACTGAACTTATCGCAATTATTACGTATAAACGTCTTTCTCTGCTCCTCGTTATACCAGATATCGGTTATACACTCGCCATGCTCGTTGGCGTATCTCTGACCATTTAGGGCTATATCCTCCATAGCCTTGGCATCGGCGTCCTCCTGCGAGATAAATGACTTGTAGGTCCTTTCCTCGACCGTATATAACACCACCGATCCATGCTGGTTGGCCAGACAGTCATCCTTAGTGAACGGCTGGACCATCTTGATATTATAATAAACGGGCTTGGCGTCTTGAGCTATCATATACTCCTTGACAATATTACCGTCCTTTGATGTTATACGGAACTTAGCCGTACAGATCTGACCGGTATAATTAGCCTTGTATACAATATTAAGCTTATTATCGCCTACCCCATGGCTCTTGTCGTTAATGGCAAAGCAATTACCCTCAACGCAATTCTTATCTATTTCCCTTGCCACGTCAATCCTCCTCTATTCTCCATGAAACATTATCTCCGGCCTCTACCCTCACGATTTGGGTATCACCATCCTTATTAAGCGTCAACCTTTGCGGATCCACGTTAAAGGGTGGTTCCGGGTCCGGCTCCTCGCTGCCATCGCCGCAAGTGCAACATACCAGTTCAATATCATACTCGGTATTGGACTTGATATCGATAACGACCTGACCGTTCTCGCTAGTCACGTTATCAAAGTCATGATCAAGTATAATATAAGGTATATCATTAGGCTGTTGATTGATATTAACAACCTTACCGTTCAAGACGAACATCTCATGATGCTGTTCGTTATCCATATTCTTAGGCATAGCTATGACAAAACTAGCCTCATACAAATCAGTGGCTCCGGGATCCTCAGGATCGGCATACACTATATACCTGCTATCCTCTTCCGGAACCTTCATGGATAATCCGTTCACGTTCATGGAAACTATATAAGACTTGCTCACCGAACCACCAAGAGTAAGGCAGGAAGCCTTGACCGAGGCGGAGTTGAGCTTGGCGTTGATGACCGCCGTCCCACCCTCCATGTCGAACATGATATTGGTCGGATCCACGCTTACTCGCTCCATGCCCTTCTGGGTTATGGTAGCGAGCTTCGTAACCTTGCCTTTCTCGACCGCTACGTAAGTCTCCCTAGGCAGCCTACCCATCCATCCCGGCTCTACCTTGATAGCCACCTTGTCGGGACCGGTACCGGAGATCTTGTCGTAGGATACCCATGAGGAACCTTGCTCGATCTTGGCAAGAATATCTTTTAAGTTATTCGCCATATCACTCTGCTTGCGTTATAGTCCATTTATCACTCTTACCTACGATAATCTCCAGAATCTGCTCACCACCCTCAGGAGGATATTCGAAGTTAGTAGGCTTAATCTCAAACACGCTGGCGCCACCACAACCAAGATCACAGATCATATCCGGCAACCATCCCTCCTCAAAAAAACGCTCTATAAGCTCCCTGACGGCCTCTGAAAAAGAATCAAGCTCCAACCTGTCTGCTAGGACAGATCCTTTCTTAAGGGTCTCACCACATACCCAACCGTCACACTCAGAAGCCAAGACCGTATCATACACTCTCTTAGCCATAGCATGAAGTATTTAAAATATTACTATTCAATGTAGTATATACGATATTAACATCAGTGAACTCATCACCCATGCAATATTTCTTTTTAAACTTAACGGATCTACCAGAAACGACATACCCGTCATTGGGGACGATAGTGCCACAATAGGTAACACTGAGCACGACCAACGGCTCATATCTTAACCTGACAGCCTGAACACCCTTGAACGAATCCCTTTGGATGGACGCAGTGGCTCCAGATACGGCAACCAGCTTCCTTACCAGAGACTCGATTACGCTATTCATGCCATCACCGTTCCTGATATCTGCCTCAGGAAACGACTGACCGTCATATGTGATCTGGGAACTGTATACGCTACACTCGTTCCCCGGCCTATATTCCGGCTTACATGGATTACAATTTCTCATATTATCAAATTAATTTATTGATCATTCTTCTTAACTCGGATATCTCCGCATCCCTATCCCGTATAGCCTTTATCATAGCGTTAAGGGTATCGGACATATCGCAATTAGGGGATAATCCCAATGATTCCACACGCACCTTATCACTGGGATAAATACAATCGGTACTCATGTACGTAGAACACGGTACTTTCGTATCGTCCACAGTAGGCCTGTATTGTTTTTTATTGCAGCCATTCATTACCAAACCTCCTCTTCAGCTCCGCTATCCCCGCCGCTACCACCGGCGTTGACAAGCTCGTTTATAATCTTCTTCAAATCCAGAACCTCATTGTGGTATAGGTTAATCTGCCTATCCCTAGCGGCTATAATACGCCTCAATGAGTCTATAACTACAGAGATGTCAGTACCTTTCTCTATACCATCCGCTACCAACTCATCACCTGAGTACAAGACGCATTTATCATACAAGGTTATAGGGCATCCATAACCAACACAAGGTTCTTCCTGACAATCCCGATCGCAAGGATCACAAGGATCGTTAGGGCATTTGTTAAGAAATCTATCTATCTTAACGCCATGACAACACTCTTCGGGACGTTCCCGTGAATGATCATGACAACAACCACCTGAATTGCACATATTAATAATATTAATGTTTTTAGCAAAGATACTTATTTGATTTGATAACAAGATAACATACATTATTAAACAATATAGGGAATACCCCATTTGTATCCCCTATACTCATAAACTATAATAATAAGATAGGATCAAGACTTCAATTTAAGAACAGGATTACCCCATCTATCTTTCCATTGCCTTCCCAAATCGTTTATAACGCCATTATAATCTTTTATATATCCAGCCTTAATAGCGTAAGATATATTTCTTTCTATTGATACTATCATATCCAGCTCCTCGAAGGAAGCCCTATTTCTTATTCCTTCCTCATGTACACCAAAAACAACAAAATTTATACCCTTAGCAATTCTTGATAACGATTCCTTTAAGTTGCTTTTATCGCTTATAAGCGAAGATACGCTACTACACATCTCTATATAAGCGTCACCAGCGGCATTTCTTACCCCTACGATATTATCAACAAACCACATCACGACATCGGCGCAAACCTCAGGACTCATTTCCATAGCCACCACAAGGAAAAGATATGGATTCATATACCACATCTGTCCATCCCCCTTTCCCTTTCGGCATGCCAACCCCATTTTGTTTAAATCGCTAAGATTTAGGGTCTTATTTTGTAAGCCGATTTTTATCTGCTTACATAAATTCCTGTTTTCTAACCTACTTATTATTTCCCTGCATTTCTCTTGGAAACCATTATACTTAATAATATCATTAAGCTTCTTAGGAGATAAGCCCTTTTTAAGCCTATCATCAGACAAGACTTTCATAGCTAAAGTGATGTTAACAAAACCATTATCACTGAGCGCCGGTATAACAACGCCCATCAATCTCCTATCAGAAGATTTGATTTCAACCCGACTTTTCATAACTTTGAACAATATTTTAAATTAAACATAATACCTATCGGTTCGAGATGAATAGATAGGTATGCAAATATAAAATATATTCAACATACAAACAACTGTATTACAATATATAAACTTATCACCATTGATATATATACAAAAAAAATGGAGGAGATATACAATCCCCTCCAAACACTAAATCAACTATTATGGAAAACTAAACGCACATCATCACCAATAACATTGATCCTCTTGATCAATATTCTCAATCCATTTCTCGCACTCAAGATTAAGATCAGCGTACTCCTGCCCCTCTACCATCAAAACCTCACGAGCCTTGGCGTTGGCATCCTCAACCGATATCCATGACCTAAACCTGTTGGCTTTGATAGAATAATATACCTTACCTGATTTATATCCAAACGGACATACCTTTTCAAACCAATCACCGATCGTAGTATTATAGAATACAGGGGAGCAACTACCTTCGGAGTTAGCCTTCTCCTGTCCTTCTTTCATGAACTTCCTATAAGCTAACGTATCAGCATCAATCTGGGATATATCGGATATGACGGCTCCGGCCGGTAATTCATACACAATACCTTCTTTACCTGATGTCCCGGTCTCGCAATCGTTCTTATAGAAAACGCCACGAAAAGGTTGTGAGGCCCAGTCCTCGCAGCAAGCCCCAGCAGCGTTGGCCTCTCCCTGCCCGATCCGGCCAAGCTCCACCCTAGCCTTTGTATTGGCATCATCCTTGGATACGTAAGAGACAAACCTGCCTTCCTCTACGCATATTTGCTCCTTGGATCCCTTGCCGCTTACGCAATTGCTCTTGACAAACTCATCGCATACCTGATCATTATACCATACGGACGGTATTATGTCGGCATATGTGTTGGCGTAATCCTGACCGTTAGCCTTGATATCATCCTCAGCCTTGCTGTCAGCCTCCTCCTGCGTATCGCCAAAATAGACGTTGGCCGGGACCCTGTAGTCAACAGAGCCGCCCACGTACCCGGCAGGTAGGTTGTTTCTGGTGAACGTCCGTACTATTTCTTTATTACTGTATATCATTACGATTCACTTTGTTACAAAGATAGATATTTTATCAATATGAGACACATAACCGTAAATGCAAATATACAGTTACCTAATCATTAGTTTTTTTGGCAAAAAAATGGAAGGTGATTATATACAACTTTACACTACAAATATATAGATTATTTTTATATATAAATAATAATCTATATATTTGTGCCATGAGATTAGTCGAACAACATATAATCAAGCAAAGCTCAATCTATTACAATGAGATTCAAGATCTGTTGCATAAGTGCAAAAACTTATACAACAAAGGATTGTATGTTGTTAGGAAACATTACTTTCAATATAAGGATGATAATACCGTTAAGTATAAATACCTCAACTATTACTCCCTTGAAAAGAAATTAAGAACAGAAGATGACGTTGACTATCGTGCTTTACCGTCACCGGTAGCCCAACAGGTACTTATGATGGTCGACCAGAATTTCAAGTCCTTCTTCAATCTTCTTAACAAGAAAAACAGAGGTGAATATTCTGAGAAAGTAAGAATACCTAAGTATCTTGACAAAGACGGGATGTTTATGGCTGTTTTCCCAACAACAGCCTTTTCTCAGAAATGGATAAAGCAAGGCATTATTAAGTTGCCAAAGCAATTCTCTTTCACCACGAGAACCAATAAGCAAAATATCCAACAACTCAGGTTCGTCCCTAAGAATGGATATATTATACTTGAAATCGTATATAACAAGAAAGAGAAATATCTTATGTATGATAACGGTAATTATCTTGGTATTGATCTTGGACTTAACAATCTTGCATCTTGTGTATCAAATACCGGTTCCTGCTTTATCATCAACGGTAAGCCTCTAAAATCTATCAACCAGTATTATAATAAAAGACTAGCATATCTAAAATCAAGATTAAAAGATAATAAACAAGTCTCAAAGCAAATAAGATCGTTAACCAACAAAAGGAATAACAAGATCAAGGATTATCTGCATAAAGCCAGTAGGGTATTGATTAATCACGTAGTTTCTAATGGTATTAATACGATCGTAATCGGTCATAACAGATGCTGGAAACAAGAGATCAATATCGGAAAACGAAATAACCAGAATTTTGTATCTATTCCTTTTAATATGTTTATCTCAATGATATCATATAAAGCTACACTTGAGGGTATTAATGTTAAGATCGTTGAGGAATCCTATACCTCAAAATGTAGTTTTTTGGATAACGAGAAGATTTGTAAGCATGAGGAATATGCTGGAAGACGTATCAAACGAGGATTGTTCAAGACATCTTCCGGCAATATTATTAACGCCGATATCAATGGTGCGTTTAACATCATTAGAAAATCGGCAAAAGAAGCCTTCGATGTAAGTACCTTACCAGAAGGTAGAGGGTTTTGGTGGAACCCGGTACGGATTTCCGTATAAATGTATATTGTTTTACGCTTTTGGTGTAAAATAGAATATAATCACCTTGCCGTATACCATCGTAATTCACTTTGACACAAATATACGATTAAAATCCAAATCACAAAGGAAGAGCCTTTTTGCTTCTCAAAACCTTATACAGATAATCCCTTAACTGTTCTTCGGTAGTTATATATCCAAACTCAATCATCTTGGCTATATCAATTTCCAGTTCCATCAATTCTTTAGCCTTAATCTCTTCACCTACGGAATTTCTTATCATGGTCTCATGAAGACCATAAACGATAATATTTACAGACCTAGCTAAATCCTGTACCTTATCTTTAAATCTTGACGAATCTACAATCTTAGATAAAGCAGAAGACATTCTCTTGTAAGCATCACCAGCCTTATCTCTGTAATCTATAAGTTGATCATGTACAAACTTCAAAACCTGAACCTCAAATCTAGGATTTATCCACATGGCGAATTTTATAAATAGCAAAGGATGCATCCATATCTTATCAGGTGTCTTGCCATGTTTTGTAACTCTACCTTTTACTTTTACAAATAACTGATTATCACCATTGTCCATTTTTGGACTATGGCTTTCATCATCCTTTAGAGCTTCTAAAAATTCTATGGTTTTAGGACTATCTATAAATACAGAAAACTTTCTTCTTATGTTATCGGGATTATCATTCCATTGCTTAAGTAAACTGTTGGCATCAAAATAACCATCACTAGTTCTTTGAAAAACGTTAAAATCACCCATTTTTCTTGTCAAAACATTTACCGTCTTCATTTTTTAATCTAATTTTGAAGTTAATAATTAATTACTTTATGTCCACTCCCTCGTGAGAGTCAGTGGACATACAAAAATAGCCAATCGAAATGATAAACACAAATCGATTGGCTATTTTTAATATCCCAAAATCAGGACATTAATCACCCATTGCAAATCTTATCCTCTAAAGCATAAAGAACTTTCGCTACGGTCTTATCGCCACTTACCTTCACGCAAGACTCACCAAGATCCCGGACATCTATAGCCTCCCTGATACGGGTAAGCTCGTCATATATCTCCTCTATCACGTCGGAGATTATAACGCACTCATCAGAGTCCTTATACTTTGACCACTCTGGGAAATCACCCTCGTAAGGCACGCAAGTGGACGGGGTTATATGTGAACAACTGTATTTTTTCATACTAGTAACCTATTAATATGTTCCTTTAACGATCTTACCTCATCCGGGCATAACCCGCAATCATTATCGCACAAGGATCTTTGTAAACGAATTATCTTGCCCCAATAGGATACATCGGGCTTGTCACCGATCCTGTATCTATGATATCTCATATATCTACTCCACTGACAAGATAACCATTCGTCTACGACCCTACATAGATCTATTCTATCAAGGTTTGATATAGATTGCGCGCCCATCGAGTATCTCCTTTCTCATTTCTTGCACCTCCTCATCAGGCGGGCATCCATATGGCAGGTTCTTGATCCACTCACGGATCTTTTTCTGCATATTAAGATAAGATACGCCAACGCCATCACCCTTGGTACGAACTTGCTTATATATACTAACCACGTCACGCTCCATGGTCTGCAACGGATCTTGCATAACCATACATCCAGCGGTGCTTCTAGAAGCATATTCCCTATCGCTAACAACGGTAGAAGAAGGACGATTCATCATACTTCTCTCAATCCTTTCTCTCTCGGCCCTTAACGCCTTTTCCTTACAAGTATTACAACCCATAGCTATATTTTTTATTTAACAATCCACGCAATTGGTAGCCATCTCAAGAAGCTCTCCGACACGGTCAATAATCTCATGAGCGGCCTCTATATTGTCCAACCTAACGTTAGCCTCCGCTACGACCATAAGTGTCTCCATCTCCTGTATCTTATTTATAAGATCCTTATCCTTGTCCTCGCATAGGATATCAGTCTTAATCCATAGCCGATCAAGACGCCTGCGTATAAGATCCGTCTTAAGATACTTGCGACTGAAGTTGTAAGTAGAAGGGCTACCTATGATCTTGATATCATATATACCATCAGGTAGATCAAGGTACTTGACATTACAATCATCGTAATTAAAGCAATTGAGGCCTAATGTTAGGCTAGTAAAGGTATTGACCTGATTCTTGCCAAGAAACAACGTAACGGGGTCGGACATGCCCGGCGTAGTGATCTCGATGATCGCCTTCCTGTCCTCCAGTAGCCCCCACTCGGACTCATCCAATACCTGAAGCACCTTAGGATCACGTGTCTCTAGTACCTGAAATGACAGCCGAATATCATTCATATTAACCTTCTTATCGTACCGGCATAAGCTATCGTCATAACGGGCTTGCATATCAAGATCCGGGATATCGGTATAATATGTCTTAACCTCATGACCGTTGATAAACACCGATGTTATCTGGCAAACATGAGACCTAGCGACATCAAAAAACACCATCCTTACATTATCCTCATAATCAACGCCAGATGTCGGGTATGTCAATATCTGGGTATTATACTCACCATCGTTACGTCTAGCCACGACAGTAATTACGATAGGTTTCTCTATATCGTAATCATCCATAATAATCCTAGCGGCGAACTTATCATGGATTATCTTCGGTATGATATTTATCTGGTTCATGTTAATATCTTTTTCGCAAAGATAGCACATGTCATGTCAAAAATGAAATCTATCCAACCCCAAAGATGTCATCAAGATCGTCCATGGTTTTTATAAACCCGCGGTCAAACATAAAAATCAATGACCTCATCAGACCAACGCATCTCCCTACATTTATCGTCATCGTGTCAATGATAAACCTAAACACAGGGGAGTTAGGATTGCTAAACAAAACGGTGTTTACGAAACGGGTGGATAAATCAACAATGCTAGACACGGCCTCGCCTGTATCATCACCATCTTCCCCATAATCATGAAGAAGCTCATCGCGATTATCACGAAAAACAAAAAATGGCTCCAAATCCTCATCCAAAAAAGCCGCTATTGAATGAGAAATGTAGCATGAAGCGCAATCAAAAACAAGCCTCTTGATATCATCCCCGTCATAATCGCCCAAAAACAAGGCGATAGCCGGCATATCGATCCAAAAGGATCTTTTGGTTATAAGACACCTAAGATCTTTTCTTGAACCCAGCAAGTCCCTCAAAGCGTCCTCGCCACCATCAAGCTGGTCGAAAAGCATAGAGGCGTTAAACAGCCTGTTCTTTTCATTAAACATAATCTTAAAATCACCGGACCTGACTATTTTCATGGCAAAAATATTTTAGTTAAAACACAAACAATCACTAAGCGGCTCAGAAGAACAGACATAACCGTCAAGGAACGGGGTGCTATTATCAGGAATCCACACATCATCAGACAACGCGGCCATACCAAACTCATCAACTATCTCATCTCCAGACACATAATCATAAGCCTTGACGCCAAAGATCTTAATCCTTTTAACCTTGCCAAAAGCGGACTTGACTTCCTTTATCTTCCTATCCAACTCCTTCACCCCATCGACGAACTCAGAGAAAGTGACACCACGTTCATCTAAATAGCTCTTTATAGCCCTCTCTATGGTCTTGATGCTGACATTACCAAAGCCCTTCTTCCTGACCTTGTTCTGAACCTTTTCCTTAAAAGAAATACTAACTCCGTTATTCTTGGAGGACACGAAATCCTTAAGGTCGCGTTTCCTGATCGAATCCATCGAATCATAAATAACACGCTTGATGTCCTCCGAGCGCTTCCTGTTACACTCATGAGCCTTATAGGTCGGGTTGTTTATATTTTGCTCGTCCTCTAGCTTGTGGTAGTCTAAAGGACACCTATCCCAATAATAATACCTAGCCTTATTGCTATGCACGAAGAGATCAGGATGCTCTTTCTTCGCCTTTCTCACCATAGCATAATAGCCATGGACGATAGCCACGTTCACGTAACTAAGCAGAAGCCACCTGACAAGCCTTACCTGATAGGCGAGATTATCGCCACCAAGACGTTGATGCTTGATATAATAGCGCACTATCTCATCAACAAAATAGTAAAACCATTTGATATTGTACTGTACTCCTAACACCCTGAACCTTATAGGGTCAAGGCATATAATAAGAAGACCTATCAGTGTCTCCGATATCGGCTTCTCTAATATCTCTGATCTGGATGATGATTGACGCTTTATCCTAGGGTTATCGCAACAAGGATTAGCGTTGTCATTAAGCAAATAAGGTATGATGACCTTGCCGGAATCCCTCCTCAAGGCCCTATTTTCATCTGACATCCTCTTTTTTTCGGAAGAAGAGACGAATTGGTCAAATAATAATGTTAACTTTGCCATATGTTAACTTTGTTTATAGTACAAAGGTACTATATTTTTTGTCATTTCAAAATGAGTGCTTGTGAAAGTACTCATTTTTTTGTTTATGATCACGGCTTTTTACGGCGATCGCTATGGTCGAAATCCAACTTGGACATTGCGTAGGGAGACTATCGTAGGGATAGTTAAGAAAAGAGATGCATTTATTTATCCACCTTCTTTTATAAATACAGTTGTCTATTTTGTGACATGTGATATAGGAAACTTTCGCCCCATTAAGAAGGGAGTCTCATTATAAAGATTTTCTTTATTTATCTCATAAGTTGATTGATTAAAAAGAGTTAGCTAACGCTTTGTTATTATCTAAAGTATATAACTTAATTACATTAACATGAAAATATGTAGTAGATTGAAAAATCAAGATCTCAACAATAACTTATATCAATAATTTAGTTTAGTGTATTTTTGACATCTACTTATGTTGTCTATGGATCTTTAATCGACAAACAACTACCTACATCAGACGTTAATGCATTGATATGTTTACTTCTTTCCAACGCTTAAGCGTAATACGCCAAGGGAAAAAGGGAGGTGGGCTACGAGTCGCTCCGCTCCTGGCCTGCCGTGTGGGGATACCTCCTGCCCTGCCTCACGGAGCCGCCACATTTCCTTTTGGTGTCAATAAGTGTAGAACTTGAAAAGGCATTTCCTCAAACAGCATACTAGATAAGGGATTCTCTTTAAGTAATATTCTAGTTGAGTAAAAATATGGTCAAAGAGGTTGTTCGGTCAAAGACGAAATTGTATATTCGCGATACGGTTAGTTGGATGAGTGGTTTAGTCGGTGGTCTGCAAAACCATATACCCCGGTTCGAATCCGGGACTGACCTCGCATTTGCAATCCTTTCTGGGGTGATAACCCACAGGTGTATAAGGCGCCTTGTACACCTGTTATTTTATCAATCCTAATCTTTTCAATAATACGAACAATACAACTAGTATACCTAAGATCGAGATAAAGATAATAGCTGTAGGCCACTTTGACTCATCCTTATCATCCACATCCTTAGATTTGATATCTATCTTATTATCCATATTCTTTATATCATTCCTCGTCTTATCAATACCAAGGGAGTCGGCTGTCACGGTGCTATCCCGCCGGCCAATGACGATATGGGTATCTGTCTGCGAGGACACCGGTCGCTCCCCCGTGGCAGGATCAACATCCTTGTCCGTATCGAACTTCCTCTCCGTTATAATAATATCGGCATTAAGATCAGATGTCTTGATCTCTACGATCTTCCGATCCATGACCTCATCTATCATCGTCTCTATCCTGCTGATCAGCCGGCTATCAATAGACGCCTCGCTAACCTGCCTCCTGCTTCCACAAGAGGACAGGAATAGCGACAGACCTAAACAAACAATCGCCCTAAGACTTATCCTTAACCTCATCATCAGCAATCTTCTTTATATCGTCAAACGTCTCGTCAGGTATGTTCTTGGAAAAACTAAACATCTTGAATACGTTTATCCTCTTAAACACGGCCTTGAATACCTTAACCAAATAAGCATCAGCGAAAGTATCCCCTATGGTATTCAAGAAAAGCATGACATATCCCACAAGGGCTATATACACACCATATTTGGTTACGGTAAGTATCATACTAGCCTCCTCCTCGATCGGGTATAACGTCTTATATATAACACATAATGTCATTACTATAAAACAAGACAAAGCGAACTCCTTAAGAATATCAGTTAACCTGACCTCCCTAAGCCATCTCTTAAAACTAAACCTTCTTCTACGACTCCGTCGGAGCTTCCAGCCCCTTATGCTTTGCGCTAACCTAGCTAAAAAATTAGCTATTAATACTATAAGTAATACAATTAATAAATGGTGTACCGGCTGGAAATAAGCCCAACAAGAGGCACCATACGCAAGCGCAATATTCCACAAAGCCCCTACTCGCTCTATCATGTCTTTGTCTCTCATTTTATACCCTATACGCAAAATTAACTACTATACCGTTAAGTCCCTAAAACACCACGGCGTGTATACCGTTCCTAGTATCAAGGCTATCAAAATGCAACCAACCCACCTTCCCTTCAAGCCGGAAATGATATGGTAACATATCTTGATGATCCAAGATCAAGCCTCTAGCCTGTTCCGCCGTCATCGACTTGAAATCGAAATCCCCAGCCTTACCCAACACATGAGCGGATAGATAAACATCTTTCTTATCCTTCACGATCTGGCAGATGTTGCATCTAAGACCACGTTGGGAAAACTGCCCTTGCTTATCCCAGTTATTACAATACATAGGCTGTTTGATTATATCCCTCCGTAATATAAGAAGATTATGGAGAAACGCTGTATCAAGAAACTGCCACGATCTGTCCTTCCACTTATTATATGTATGAGGACATACCAATTCCACTATATCAAAATACGAACCTAGTTCTTTTATAATATCATTTCTATTCATGTTATCCGTTTTTTAAATAATGCAAAATAATAATACCACGATAACCTGATCCTCCTCGACCGCTCGTAGCCCCACTACTAGAAGCTTTAGAGGCTCCTCCACCACCACCACCATAATAAGTGGCATTACCTCCATTTTTGCCATTAATAGTAACACCCTCAGTATCCTCAGCTCCAGCCCCATCACCTCCTCCGTGATTGCCACCTTTACCTCCGGATAAAAAGCCTTTATTCCATCCTCTTGTATAAGCTCCCGATCCACCACCAGCGCCCATAGGATAAGGGTATCGGTCAGGATATTTGTTGTTAAAAACATATGATCCATCTTGCCCTGGATTTCCCGGGGAAGGATCATTACCATCCCCTTCAACTCCATATCCGCCTCTTCCACCTTTACCGGCAATAGCCTGATATATACCGAATATACTATCACCACCTATATCTCCTACAACCACCCTATATGTAACACCTGGATTTACGGATATAGTCCCAGTCAGTACACCACCTCCGTTACCTCCACTCCCGGCATTATATATATCGGAATATTCTCCATTAAGACCTCCGGCGACCAACGCGAACTCAACCTCATAGACCCCATCAGGAACCGTCCAATATCCATTATCCTGAGGAGATAATTCCTCGAATACCTCTATTACCTTCCTTTTGGGCAACATCCTTCTTCTCATCATAAGGCAAATAGGATTTTACCCCCCCCCCAATTTAGTTTTAAAATATTGATATTCATAATATTATTCTGGTTTAATCGTCCATCTCTGGGCGTAGTTATTTTTTAGCACATATATCTTCTCCATAGGTGTAGCGGGAGACCCGTTGGACGAGCCTTTCACGAATCCCTCTGGGGCCTGCTCCGTGCCGGAAGGACGCTGGTTTTCGGTTGGATAAGTAGCTCCATACATGATTACCGAAAGACTATAGAACTGGTTCCTCTTCCCATCCTTAGCCACGGATGTCATAGTAATCTGATCCCATCCTACAACAAGGTCGTAGAAAGAGTTCACGAAATCATCTGATCTTTTTTGGCTATGAGTGGAGTAATCCACTTTAAACCATGTAATAGACCTCATCTCATAAATATAATCCGGTAGCTTGTCCATCCTAATACCATTACTATGACTAACGGAAAAACCTGTAAGATAATTCAATCCTCTACCCGACATATTATCATCATTCCAACTCGTCCTCCTCTCTCCATTCTTCCAGTCATCTAAAAAAATAAAATCAGTAATGTTAGGATTTATCTTATCTACCTCAAAAAAAGGGAGGGTGTTTATATCAAAATAATTCCACATATCAGAAGGTCCGGGAGTTATATTCAACGAAGTTAATTTAGGAAGATCATTAAACTCCTTTATATACCTATCCAAATAACATGAACTTAAATTGAGAGTATTAAGTTTTTTCATGTTCTTTACATTCCTTATCCCACTAGCCTCTATATCTCTAAGATCAAGCATATTAAATAAATTCAAATAATATACCTCGGTCTTATTGGTTATAGCCTCAGGCATCTCAGTCATTCTTTGCCCTACATTTTGAAGATCTATATAAGTTAATTTCTTAGATCTTGACAGTTTATCTACCGGTATGCCATCATTAACATGCATCGTATACGATACGATTAAAGTTTCAAGATCCGGGATATCTACGATTGGGAAAGATGTCATCTTGCAAATTTGGATATTGGCATAATAAATATCACAAGTAAAATCTATCGACACAGCCCGTTGTACGTCCCTCCTCCCATCAGCGTAAGCATGATTATCCACAGGTACGTATTGCGATCCATCCTCCTTCCTGAACCACCACGTAGTATTGGGATTTTTCTTATGTTGTATCGCTAAAGAACGGAATATAATACGATAATTATCCTCCCCTTGAACCTTGGTCATAGGAAACTGCTCCTTTATTCCATCCCCCCAATCCACGTTAGCCATACCGGGCTTTCTGGATCTAAACTCGACAAACGTATTATAAGGACTACCAACGACAGGATCAGGTACATAATTATAATCATCGGTATAATAATTTCTAAGTGCCCTATCCCATGTAGTGAACCACACGAACTTGTTGGATGATGCCTCGTATTTATATAATGTCTTAGCCATTAACTATATTGTTAAAATATTCTACAATAACATTCCTGTCCAATCCCATAGAATCACATAAATACTCCCCTTCTGGTTGACCCCCAAACGATAATACCTTATCCGTATCATGAGCTAAAACATCTCCATTGCCTACAAAGGTACGCCCATCGTCAAATACAATAAGCTTATATGGCTTATACGACCTCGTGTCAATATCAGAAGATCGTATTGACCTTAACACCGAAGCCTCTGGCGCCATACTAAACCTCCATCCATAATTATTCATAAGCACATAAACCATCTCCATAGGAGTCGACGGAGAGCCATTAGACTGACCCTTTATAAAACCAGAGGGAGCCTGTAATACGCCACTAGGTCTTTTATCATCAGGATAGGAAGCTAAATACATACTTAGATACAATCCATAAAACTGATTTCTTTTGCCATCGGAAGCAGAGGAAGACATAGTGAGATAATCAAACCCCATCACCTTCTCATATAATGTCGATATAAACGTATCACATCGACTTTGGGTTGACAAGCTGCGATACATATAAAAGCTATTCATAGACCTCATCTCATATACATAATCCGGGAGATTACTTACATCTATATTACTATAACCGTATGAAGCGTCGATACGCTCAATGTTTCCCAATCCCTTACCGCTCATATACGGATGCCAACTCACGACAGGTCCATACCATCTATTTATATGATCGAAAATCTTTAAACTAGAATTTATCTTATCCACCTCATCCATAGCCGGGCATGTGTTAGGATCAAACGATGATGTGGCATAACCAGGACTTAAATACAATTCTTTTAAATTATTGAATGATAACCATTCCTTAGGATATAACCTTACCCTTCCACCAGCTAAATGCAATATCTCCAAATTAGGCCACATGGAAAAGAATTTCCTTATATTGGAAGCTTCGGTATCACTAAAGTCAATAGACATGGACAAATTCAGACCTTTCAATTTAGTTAGTCTATTCCAATCCTCCGGGATGGACGTCAACGTACCCACACCAAACTCATTTAATGTTATACGCTCTATATTTACCGATCTCATTATCCTATCCTTTGGTATATCTGTTATGGTACGATTCCCAGGAATACTTATAATTATATTGATAAGGCTAGGCATATCAAGTATAGGGAAACCTACCATCATAATCCTATAGGATTCCATCATCGTAACATCATTGGTAAAAGACATAGATATCACACGCTCCTTATCCATGCCATCATCATAAGCATGATTGGGGGCGGGAACATACTCACTCCCATCCTCTTTGTAAAACCACCATGGATGACTGTCTGGATTCTTACGATAACTTATATCCCTTCTCCTGAACATCAACCTGTATTGACCATATATAGATCCACTCCTAGCCCTTACAAAAGGGAATTGCTCTTTACTCCCATCTCCCCAATCAACCTCGCACATGCCGGGAGCATTAGAATAAAATCCTATAGTCTCATTATAATTATTACCATCCAATATAGGATCAGGAACATCATCAGTAGTATCATTCCTGTTAACGCCCCTAAAAGCGTATTTACCCTTAGTAAAAAATGTTATAGAGCCTTTATTCGTATCCTTACATATCAGCCTCATACCTCTCCCTCCTCTATTCTCCTGAAATACTCGACAACCGGTGAACTGTCCAATCCCAGATCGTTACAGATATCTATAGCCTCGTATTTGTCAGCGAAATTATACTTACTCATATTATCATCCAATACATCTCCGCTGAACACGGATACATGGCCGTCCTTTACGCCAAGGACAAACGGGGTAATCCTAGCCTTCCCAGCCCGCCTTGCCCTCGTAAGGGCGGCCTTAGAAGCCGGGGCAGGCGCCAAGATCCATGTCTGCCCGTAGTTATTGGTAAGCACATACACCTTCTCCATAGGCGTCGTAGGATTACCGTTGCTAACACCCTTAACAAACCCCTCAGGGGCTTGATAAACGCCAGATGGTCTCTTGTTGGTAGGAGCTGCAGAAGTATATAAATCTAAGGTGAGTTTATAAAACTGATTCCTGTTACCGTCAGAAGCCGTCTGTGACATCGTTATATAACTCCACGACATTATCTTATCATAAAATGTATTTACGAATGTATCAGCCCTCTCCTGCGTATTTATAAATGTACCACCATCACGCAAAGTCCATATCCTAAATTCCCTTACCTCATACAACCAATCTGGGAGATCGTCTACCGGTACCGTGCCTGAATTACAATACGTGCCCTGAATCTTATTCAACTTACCTTCTACTAGATCTTGTTTCCATGAGCTACCACTACCCATAAAAGTAACGCCTGTCTTATCATCTCCAACCTTATCCACCTCATCAAATACAGGTATATTATTCCGATTGCTTATAATGCTTATACCTTTTGCTGGAATAGAATTAAAAGCCGGATCATAAGAAGGGATGTTACACCAGTTGAAGTTAAATTCAGTAAGATTCTTCCATTCAGAGAATCTTCTCCAATTAGAATCAGGATTATCAGCGAAATTAAAAACGAAATTACACCCAAAATACTTCAATCTTTTCATTTTTAAAAACCCCTCCGGCCAATTATCCCAAACACCAGGGTGAGAAAAAGACCCCATCTGTATATTACGAAGATTAACGCTCTTGCTTATCCTGTCATATGGGATATCTCCATTTTTTAAAACGGACCTGACCATAGCCAAATAAGTTATATTAGGTAGATTAACTACAGGAAACTCATGGAGGACAATACCCTCCATATTGAACTCCCCATCGATTACGTTAGAGAACCTCATCGTAACCTCCCTACGCCTGATATCGCTATACTTATGTGGAGGAACCGGTATATACTGAGATCCATCCTCCTTCCTATACCACCATGTAGTATCGTCAGGATTCTTTTTGTACTCAATATCTAAAGACCTGAATACTATCCTATAACTACCGTCAGATATCTTGACCAAAGGGTATTGATCCTTTGTCCCGTCACCCCAATCGACGTCCACGAATCCTGGATTGTTTGCCGAGAACCTGAGATTACGATTAAAAGCATCATAATCTACTATCGGATCAGGCACATAATCAGCATCCTTCCCATTATAACAAGGGAACCTATCCTCGTTAACATAAAACGTCACCGAGGACAGGACCGTATCATATCCTACTAAAAATCCCATATCAACTAATTGAGGTTATATCATAAGACACCCATTCCTTGTATCCGTTAACCATCTCATATACCTTGTTGATGGTCTTGCATACGACAGCGAATCCGATATCCACGTTAGGGAACTTCTCGTTAAGCTCATCTATTGTAAGCTCCTTGGTTATGCTCTCATCCCACTTACGCATCTCCTTTACCTCCATAAGGATCGGTTTACCGGTTACTCCTACGCTCATCACCCATTCTCCCTCACGGTTGGCATCCGCCAGATCCGGGAAGATAGTAACGCCAAACAACTCCGTGAGCACGAACTCATCGCCGTTCCGGGTAAACGACACCGCCGCTCCTGGGGTCAAGACTACCTCGTTCACCGCCAGCATACTCACCAGCTTCTTGGCTCCCCCTGATACAGTACCATTCAGCACGACAGTCACGTTACCCGTAGCGCTATTAACGAACTTGATATCATTCTTCTCGCTATTTATAGCCTGTAACCTAGACCCAGATACGATATTAACGATCTCATAATTCTTGTCGTAAGTACTCTGTAGCGTCACATTGCCGTATTTAGTATCGATAAGAGTAATCCACTTAGCCTTACCACCTACTATCTCAACAAGCTTATAAAACACGTCATTGCCGTCAGAGTCAACCCATCTAGCTATAGCACCCGGAGCGAAATTAGTCACCTCCCGATCTTGAGTATAACTTATAGTGCTTTCCGTAGGCTTGTTAGACAAAGTAACGTAAAGACATTGCTCTACGTCAGCCTCCATCTTGACTATCCCAGCACCATCGTAATAATAATCAGGTACGTTTTTATCTCGTATCAACAAGATGGTACCTTCCTTAAGCTTATCGGCGTTAGTAGGATCGTCTACGAAAGATTTCATTTGGATATAGGTATCGAAGATAATCGACATACTCTTATCCTCTATCTTCTGATTAATATCATCAATAATATCGTTAATCTCGTCTTTCGTATAATAAGGAGATAAGTCAACCTTAGGGCCTTCCTGCTCTAGAGCTTGATTCCCATCCCACCAATAATCGGGGACATCCGACTCGCGAATCCAAAAACTATCGCCAACACGGAGCTTAGCCGTGTTCTCCGGTATGGCCAACCAGTCGTTCATAGCATTGACAGTATCGAATATATAAGCCGTATTCTTACCCTCAGCTATACGTCTTACGACATCCAGCTCATCCTCGATGTCATCAAGCCTTTTCTTTATATTATCAACCTCCCTCTCTAGTTTATCATAATCATCTTCCTGATCTATAGCCTCTCCAATAGACATATACACCTCATTAATTAGCTTATTGTAAGTAATACGAGCTACTTTCTCATAAGATGTCTTATACGATCCGGCTCCTTTATGGGTATTACATACAAAATCATATGTATTCTGATATACTACAGATCCACCGGTATTTATAAAATTATATCCGTCTTGGCTCATCGTACCTCCCTTGTATCCGACAAGCTCAAAAGAGCATTTACCCGTGCCTTTAGATCCAAACCATGTAGCGTAGGCCATAAAATACGTCTCTTCAGGTAGGATATCATAATACTTAGCCCTTAAATCCTTCACCGACATCCAAACACATTCCTTACCAGACCCGGTATTATCACCACCCCATTTAAGGACTTCTTTAACAGAGCTATCTCCATTTCCGGGACCAGACCAACCTACAGCAAGATTATCTATGGTGGGAATATTAGAATTAAGGGCTTCCGTCATAGTATCCAAATCCCTTCCAGAGCTTGATTCCCATAAATACCTAAAGGTCACAAAATCGACATCTCCAATCTTAACACCTCCAGTATTACTAGGATATGTTTTTGTGACTAACTCATAATACCATTTACCGTCACGGAAAGTAACCCTTATCCTCTCTACTTGCTTAGGGGATATAGAGACATATGATCCTCCAACGGAGATATTATCGCTATCAACCGCACGGGAAGTCCCATCCTTTGGATCCTCAGGATCCACGGGGGTGTAGATCGTGGCCTGCTTATCTCCGGTGTTGATAATAACTATATAATAGCTATCCCCGTCAAGACCCTCGTCATGAGCCATGGTGACAAAACCTTGCTCGCTATCCGGTCTCCATTCAACGACAACCATATGCTTGTCCATAGGTATACCGGAAACGCTGTTAACGTAGTTGGTTGAAGACATGAAAATAGCATGGTCATCATAAGCCTCATCTACACGTTGATGTTTAGTGGCCAGACCATCAAGACGAGATATTTCTGTGGGGTCGGAAACCTCGACCCCGTTATAATCATACCACTTATATCCTATCATCGTATTCTCACGACGATATTTCCTTTTTCTTATGACCTGACCTCCAGCTAAGGCGTCAATCATAAAATAATCATTACATACTTTAACCATAGCCATTCAGATTAACAGGTTTGACATAAACAAGCCACGATAGTAGCGCCAACAGGAATGGAGGTCAGTGTCGTACCTACCGGGTAGGTAGGAGAGGATGACTCCATCACCGTTAACGACGTCCGCTCAACGACCATATCGTTATCCACCAACCGACTTCCCTCCACATAGAACCGGCCATCGGCTACCTCATAGCACTCTCGCACCGGAACCATATGTCTTTGGCTTTTATCAGCGTAATCGCATATCGTGACCTTAGCCCCATCAGGAATAGAAGACAACTCATCTCCAACACCGTAATCCGGATGATCTGAATATACCACATAAAGCTTGGACTTAATATCCTGCAATGCAGGATTGACCGTCCTAAAGCCCTTTAGATGGATCTTATGCCCCCCGATCTCATAACAATCATCTACATCCATGATATTGAGATCACAGCTAATAACGGTCCATCCGTCTATAACAGATTGCGTAGGTGTAGTATTTAATCTATATGCTGGATCAGTAGACTCTACGATCTTATAATCAAATGTCTTGAGATCAAGATTACCGTTAAGAGACTCTTGCCTCCGGATCTTTACCGTACCATTGCCGGTATCATAACAGGTCTCGGTAGTATCTATAAGCCGATCCATGTAATCCGGCTCCTCGCATTCGATACGAGTAAAATTAGATGGCAAAGAGATATATTGAGTACCAATCTTGATATCATTATCCGTAGAACTCAATACATGATGATTATACGACCTAACATGATTTAAAGGGTTGATAACGTAAGTGGATTTAATTCTTACCGATCCTCCTGGAGTCGAGTAACATTCTATCGCACTTCTGGTAATACGATCATCCAACCTTTCTATGGCACACCTTTCACGGATAAAAACCGATGGGATGCTATTCATCCTATCCCCTAGACCATATCCGTTATCAGACGAGTCCACAATCTCCCAGAACTGGTTTCTTTTCCCAAGATCACCATCATAAGACACCACATGTCTCATACGTATGCTCCCGTTTGATGTCCTATAACATTCCTCGATATCAATAGGCATTCTGTCTTCCATATCCGTGAAATCACAAGACACCAAAGACCATCCGGTAGGCAGGGTGGATATCCGCTGTCCCGGGGTGAAACCGCCGTTATCCGAATCCAGTACCTCGTAGCGGACGTGGCGCTCGTTTGCCTTGGCATCATAAGACACGACTCTCCTTACCTTGACATTACCCTCACCGCTATCATAACATTCCACGAAAGACTCGATATCACGATCCTCCATATCCTCCATCTCGCACACCATGCGATCCCATCCTCCAGGTATGGCATTATATATCCTATCCACGAGAATATCGGGGTTCTCAGATCGTGTAACGACATAAACAGCGCCCCTTATATCTATATCTCCATCATAAGACGTTATTCTTAATACCTGTACACGACCTTTATCTGTATTATAGCATTCTTTCCTTGACTGAAGCATTCTATCCTCAAAGTCAACGAAATCACAAGGAACCAAAGAGAATCCGTCGGGGAGGGTAGCTAGGGCGGCTCCTGGGACAAAGTCTGCGTTATCAGAGTCCACTACCTCGAAACGTGTGTATCTGGCCTTTATCTTGGAGTCATACGACACCATCCTTCGAAGTTTAACGTTTCCGCTACCGCTGTCATAGCACTCGATATAGGATTTGATATCTCTCTCCTCCATATCGTCAAAATCACAGACTACCCTTATCCAAGTGTCTGGCAAGGAACTGAAGCTGGCGCCCTCAGGTTGTGACGGATCGGTAGTCTCCAGGACTTTATAACTCTTATCCCTAACTCCTATATTCCCGTCCCATGACGTAAGAACCTCCAGCTTCACCTTACCGGCCGGTGTCTTATAACATTCTATAGTTACCTCAATATCACGATCCTCCATATCCGTGAAGTCACAAACGACCTCAACCCAGTCATCGCTTATGCTGGTGATAAACTCACCTACCGGATTCTCAGGATCGGTACTTTGCTTGACGCGATACCATTCCTTTCTGGTACCCATCTCGTAATCAAATATCTTATACCCCTCTATCTGTACCCTTCCGGTCCCGGTATCAAAGCATTTAAGCACCGGTATTATCTCCCTTTGGGTCATGTCCGGAAAATCACATACTATACGCCTCCACGTATCAGGTATGGCATTATACTTCGTTCCAATAGGGTTACTATCGTCAGTAGTATTCACCACCTCATAATGAGACACCTCCGGGTTCAGGCGGGGATCAACCGACTCTACGCCCTCTATCTGAACCTTGCCTCCTTCCGTGGCATAACATTTACTTACGAATATCAACTCCCGATCGGTCATCTCCGCTATACTACAATCTATAGCCACCCACTCGGCAGGGATCTTATCCAATTCCGTACCAATAGGCGTATCAACATCTGAAGAGTTGATGATAAATATCTTCTCGGCCAATATCTCACCCTTATTATTCATATAGGTATGGATACGAGCCTCTACCTGACCTCCCGGAGTACGATAACATTGGTTGACGATCGACACACGGGCGTCTTTGATGTTAATGAACTGATAGTCCTTTTTAGGGACCTCGCTTACAAGTCTCTTTACTCCTTTATCATCGAAGTACACGTAACACCCGTCATTCCTCATCATGACCGGATACGTCTTTCCGTCTATGACAACACCTGAGAAGTCATCTGGCGGAACGGAGAAACCCATGCTACCGAAGATGGAAGCCAGTCTCTTTAAATACTCATTAATAGCCGACATAATATCATATTTTAATTCTACTGCCTCAAAGATAACAAAAAAAGGGAAGAGAATTGAATCTCTCCCCTTTAGGAAATATATGAACGCAAAAAAGGTTCTTTATTTCGGCTCGGTTACGATGGCCGGGCCAAGACCAGCGGCAGCTCCGATCATATTGATCATCTCCTGAACACCCTCATGAGCACCATAGCGTACACGTAATATCAAATTAACCGGATCATCGGCGAGATACTTACCGAATCCTTGAGAGTATCTATGAGGATTAATCGTGATCTGGAAGTCCACATATTGGGCTGTTTGTTCAACACGGCTGTATTCGTTCATGAATGTCCGTCCCATGAAGTCCTGATGTTTCGGGAAGCCGTTGAAATGAGCGTAACCCTTCAACTCATCATCCATCATATTGCCGCCAACATGAGTACGCGGGGCTTTGCTGGACAATCTCTCGAAGTGAAGCTGATCCCACCAAATGGGGGATCCCTCATCAAGAGAATCAGGATAACCACCGCTAGCGCCAACGATCTCAACGCTATCCTCTACATAGGTCATTTTATCCATCAAGCACTCTGACGGAGATAATAACATTTCCTTGCCACGGAAACGGATACCGCACTTGCAGTTAGTGCCAAGTTCCTGAGCCGATTCCAGTTTCTTCCACATACGGTTGCGGTAGGACGCCGGAGCCTTGCTGGTGAAGAATCCCTCGAACACCTTGTCGCACTCATCACACAACATGTTAGTATATACCGTTGTCTGGAAGCTATGCCGGCAAGCCGCAGGAGTACCGTAGTCAGTGATCTCCAGTTCCGGGAAAGCCTGTTTGATTTCCTCCAAAGCACTGTTTCCGCACTCATCATCCGGGATCGTGATATAATACTTCTCGGTGGATACCTTGCAAGAACCACAAGCTGACCATGAAGCGGTACGAACCGTAGGATTCTCGCACATATCGGATGTCTTAGCCACATAGTAGATAATAGCCGTAGGATTGGCCTCCACGAAAGTAGAGATCTCCTCATTCGTCAATTTCTTGGAAGTAGCGGCGATATATAAACCCGATCCCTTGATCTGGCTCATCTTATTAACCGTATCAGCTACCACATTAGGTAAAGACTCTACCGTAGTAGACATATCAACGCCGTCATCCTCCAATGAAATGGAATACAGGTATCCGCCCTTAACCTCAGTATAGCTAGGCGGGCATTCCTCGCATCCTTTCATGATAGAGATCAGACGTTGAGTATAGTCATTAGGCTTAGCCCCTTTCTTCATCACCTTATAACGTGACATGCTGCCGTTGATGCTCTCACGAACGATCTTCAATCCCGGATACTGGGCACGAACCTCAGCCAAGGCCAGGTCATCACCAGTATCGCAAACCTCCATACAATAGAAGTTCACGTCCTCCGTCTCAGGCTCCGTAGCCTCGTTAGTACATCTTGTAACCGGAGTGATATCAATATAATCAGATACCTTACCACCACCAGCGATAGGCTGGTTCTTCATCCTCTCGATACATTTCAGGACGGCTGGCAACAAATCAACCTCCTCGCAAGGATCGCACTCCTCGCATTGATTTGGAGTATTATCACAATCATCCAAAAGGATAGCGTCATTGATCTCTACACGTCCTTCCTCGTAGCCAAGAAGCTCGAAGGCCCGTCCTGCCAGAACCAAGCGGATAGCGATACGGTCGCCCTTGGATACGGAGAAAGCCGTGTCATCAGACACACCGTTGTATCCTAAGATAACATCATCGACATAAGCGTGATCCTTCTTCGGCCAAGAAGCGTAAATCTCGGTGATCTCATTCAACGAGAACAAAGGCGTGGAAAAATCCTTATCATATATAGAGCGGGAAGCCGCTTGTTCATTACGACCGATACGGATCTCATAACGCTTATCATTACGAGGCTTACCGGTAAAATCAATCACGGCCTTACAACCGTTCTCGGAAGTATCTTTAGTATCGTAAATACCGATCTGTCCTTCCTTTAAGAAGATGGAGTCAACATCCACCATCTTAGCGTGCGGGGATACGAAAAGTACCCGGTCTTGCGGTCTGTGCAACATATTATAAATATTTAATTTAAAAAATCATTTACCTAACGCAAACATAATAATAAAGACGATCACGACAATAAAGTACAACCATGAGTGTATAGGCATATAAATAAATTACATTTTTTGTAAAAACATTATTTAAGCCACTTTTTCTTATACATCTTCCTCATCATATCAATAAGTTCATCGAAACTTTTTATATAACCCATATCTATAGCCCATATAAGATTGCCTTGTATTTGCTCCAATTCCTTCAGCTCAGCTTCCGTGGCCTTATTCCTGATCATACTTTCATGGATATTAAAAACAATATAATTAAGTCCCTTGGCGATCTTAACATAATCTACATCCTTAAATCTAGAAGCTGCTCTAGACAAAGCATTATACCTATCACCAGCCTCTATTCGATTAAGAATAAGCTTATCGGTTAACCACGTAACAACCTCGGCATACAACATAGGGTTCAATTCCATAGCTACAAGAACCCATATATAAGGATTACACATAGTTCTCCTGTTCTCGCCCCTACCAACAGTCTTATAAGCGCCAAACTTTTTCATTACTTTTATAAGAGACTCTTTTTCAACCATTTCCATAAAAACAGGAAATCCTGTTTCTATCATATATCCTTGTTTTTCAAGAATATAGTATATTCGCTCAGCACTTTCCTTATTAGAAAGGATATTCTCTATCCTCTTATCATTCCATCCTTCCTGAATCCTTTTCCTGGTATAGGCTTCCTGTAAATCAGTCAACGACATGAAAGACGTTTTAGTGTCTTGCTTGATAGTAACACCAAAAAGATCCCTATCCTTGGAGATCATAACAACATTAGTTTTCATATTATATATATTTAATTATTTAATACAATGCAAATATATAAATAAAATTTTTACAGTAAAAATATATGGATAAAAATATTCCAATATAAAATCATTATATTAAATATTTTATAAAAACGCAAAGATCATACTTACTATTTCTGGAGTCGGAGAAATCTACGATTCCAGAAAATATGCATAGGATGATAAAAAATAAGCCTACCCATTTCTAGGCAGGCTTATCAATCAAAACTAACGTTGTTTATTTAAAGGAAGCCACATTATCCTTATCCATCCTATATCTACTTAGTTCATTCTCGTTAAGGTTGAATTGCTTTGCGACCATATCCAAAATCTCCTCCACCAAAGGATCGGGCAGCTCAGGGTCGATGTCCGTGGACCTATCTCCGGCGGCGTTGATGTACCCAGCCAGATCCACCCGTACCGGATTCCGGTAGTAGGTCATCCTGACCTCGTCTGTGCGGAAGCCGTCCTCATACACCACGACCTTCCCGTCACCTATGGTGTAGAACGTTTCCCGATAGTCAAAAGAAGGTTTATTATTATCATCCCCAAGAAGCTCATGGACATTCTCGTTCTTAGCCTCCCATATGACAAAATCTCCAACCTCACATCCATTATAAGAAAACGCTCCTTTTATATTTGAGAACCATAAATAATCATCAGGAAGACCGAATGATGTCGATTCGGGGTCATCAATATGATTGATCTTATTAAGCGATTTCCAGTATACCAGAAGAGTTTGTATAGATCGGATGGTCTCATCATCCTTCCTATTAAGATAGTATCTTATCAACCTATCCTGAGCCTCATTGAACAAAAGCACGAACCTTCCTGGATCAAGCTTAATCCCGCCATTGGCGAGATTCTGCTCATTCTTCTGCAAAGACCTTAGATACGCTTCTTGGATTGTCATCGTCATTCCTCCTTAACCTTATCACCTTCCTCTACGTCATCCTTCTTCTTAATATCCTTAACCTTCTTGGCCTTGGACTTATCATCGATATTAGACATAGACATGATCTCCTCATACTCATCCAAGACATTAGCCTTTATGTTAATAAAGTCTTTCTTGGTAGCCAAGAACTCAGCGGATGTCCGAACGTCAGGCCCTATGATCTGACCATTATATTGCAAGCCGGATGGAGTCATGTTGATACGACCGTTACGTTGAAGGACGTTTACGATACGGTAAAACTCAAGAACTTCCTTGAAATCACCTTCCAATGACCGATCCCAGATATCAAGCAGATAATCAACATTGGTCTTCTTCTCATTCATCCAGTTTGATAGAGATCCTGTATAATACTCATCCTCAGTGAAATCAGGGCGAGTTACGATACCGATGTAAAGAAGAAGATCGATGACAGCCTGACGATCGTCGCCGCCTTTCTTAAGGGCGCTGATAAACTTATAGCTGATGTTCATCTTATTGATCTCACGCTGATGAACGAAATCCTTCATATTGTCTTTCTCCACGAAACAGAACATGGAGTTCATGAAGACAGGATCGCCATCCATTTCCTGAGGAGTCAACATGCCGGAAAATACAGCCAGATATAAATAAAATAGATCTACGGTATTAGCCGTATTATAAACCTTACCCATGAAGATCTTATCCTTAGCGTCATCCCAAAATTCTAAATTGGTTTGAGATAGATCCATCTGCGACATTTCCTCGAAAGGCTTCATGATATTATCTACCCGCTGTTTGACGAGCCTGTCGATCTCATTCTTGTCAAGACCATTATAGCATCTTGATCTTGGATAAAAACCGGTGTTATAGGCCTTGGAGAAATCATCCCAAGGGCAACATACGTGAGTGGCGTTCTCCGGGAACGGAGCTTTAGCTATATTAGCGTCCTGAAACGCCTGAGGAGCGCTTCCATCGTGTTTGCCTACAACCTCATATAAGGTATCTGACATGATATTGAAGCCGTTTACCTCGACCAATACCTTCTTTGATTTTAAAATCTCTTTCATTTCCTTATTTTTGCGTTACTTTCCTAAAAAAAGAGGAGAGGAATATCCTCCCCTCTAAAAACCAAATTACATATGAAAAAAAAACTTAGCCGAAGTAGTTCGGTTGAAGCTCGATGATCAAGAACTTGCTGTTATCCATAACCCAAGCCGCGGAAGCTGAGTGACACCAGAATTGCTCTTTCATGCCCGGCAAGGATGATACGATCTCATTTCCGTTGGCTTTGTGCGCCCAACGACCGTACTCATAACCCCACCACATGCTTACGCCTTCTGGCTTGATATAAAATACGTTGTTATTCATATTACCTAACTTAGCGTTAGCCGTATTAGGAATAGCGGAATATGCGTTAGTCGATCCAGCGTCAGTGATATTCTCAATAATACAAGAATAAGAGGATCTAGGATACATACCATTCACTAACTCGCTACGATCTGTCATGTCAGCGTAATCCAAAGAAGGATCATGCTCGAACTCTACATTTCCGATGCCCGGGATGAAAGCTCCCTTAACCTGAACAGGACCTAAGATCATGGCGTCGTTAGTACCGGAAATAGGATTAGAAGGCAACATCCTATCGCTTCCCATACCCCAGCTTAAGTTCTGCAAGGTAGTGAAGAACGATTCCCTGATCAACTTCTCTAAGTTAATCATAGCCATAGCTCCTACCTTGAACTTAATCTTACGTTCCGTAATAGGAAGATCCTGACGTCCACGGAAAATATAAGCTGCGGCAGCCATAAGCGTATCCTTAGTAATACCCATCGGGCGGCTATAGTAGATAGTGTAACCACGGCGAAGCTGACGATAGATACCTTCATTCAAATGGATAGGACCATTTTGATCCATGATAATACCACCTTCTTGCCACATCAACTGTCTAGCTTCCAGCTTAACCAACTCAGCCATACAGAACACCTCCAACGTAGAGGCTACTTTAGCTGTACGCAAATCAAGTCTACCATTAACAGTCTTACCGATAATAGCCAGATCAGGAATATTACCCTCATACTCACTTCTCATGGCATTCATACGACGAAGAGCGGTCTCCACAAACTCTGAAGTGCTGTTCTGGGCGGCCTGCATGGACTTCATACCAGCATACATAGTTGTCTCTCCTTCAACACCACGGTGGTTTCCTAAACGGAACTCACAGGTCATGGAACCGGCCTTGTCAGCTCCAGATACCTTAGAGAACTGAGTGCTGTACTCACCAAGAGCATGACCGATCTTCCAATAACGGATACCCGGACGTAATTTCTCTTTAGGGAAGTATTTAGCCTTACCACCAATAACACGACACCAATAACGTGTCAAGTCACCTTCTGTCTTAGACGGGATCTCGCCTGATATAAGGATATTACAACCATTAGCGGCATCATAGGTAATAACATCATAAGCCGTAAACTCAGATGTATTCAAAACGATATCAAACAAGCTACCATCAATGCCAGGTTTCAGGTGATGACCTGAAGTATCCTCTGCCGTAACGACAGCAAATGTCTTTGTAACAGGAAGATCATAACGGAAAGAAGCTCCAATACCGTTAACGGAGATCGTAGCGCCGTTATTAATCATACCCATATACATCGGGACAGGATAGTTAGCGATATTAGAGAACAAGTTCAACAGACCCAAATGATTCTTGTCAGGATCCTCGTAATACCAGTTCGCCAATGAGCCTAAGTTATGCTCTACAAGCGAAGTCTTATAGTTCTTGGCATCGGTAAAGGCAATAACATTATCGCCATTCACGGTAGCCGGGAAACTTTTTGTCAAAAATGGATTCATTTTCAATATATTTAAACGTTATACACTCTTTGATCCACTCAGATCAAGGAAGTTAGCTTCTATAGTATCGTTATCGATATTATTTTTATTCTGCTTTCCTCCCTTATTGCCAGAAAGAAGAGTGATGGTCTTCTTATTGACCTCCATCTTAGCCTTGTTAGTCTTCTGTTTAAGGAACTCGTCCTTATTCATCAAGAACAAAGCCAGATCAGCGGCCATGTCCGGATTCTTGATAGCCTCCGAATAAGCTTTATCTATAGCCGTATGACCTTGATTGTCTATCGGCTTGGTAACGAAATCGACAGCCTTACCTATCATCGTGTCAGTCAACTGGAATCCTGAGCTTATAGACGTCTTAAGACCTTTCTTATAGATCTTCATCTGCTCAATCAACTCCTGTTTCCTTTTCTCGGATTTTTTCTTCTCCTCCTCGATAAGGTTATCCATCTCCTTTTTCAGGATATCATGGAACTTATTGGCCTTGGACTCAATAAACTCATCGCCCTTGCCGATCATCATCTCCATATTATCCTTTATCTCGTCTTCCGGCATACCCAACATCTTATAATAATGCTGGATGACCGCAAGCTGATCATTCTTGTTGCTCATATCAAGGTTGTCCAACGGAGCCTGAATATTCTGATATTGGCTTAATAGTTGGCCAACGTTACCACCGGCCTTATCCACCTCTATCATCTTCTTCATAAAGTCAGACATAGAACCAGTATCAACCTTATCCTTCAACAACTCATCAGCCTTATCCTTGATCAATCCCTCCACTATATCGAGTAAATCATCCTCTTTAGTGATAGCAGAAAGATCGACCGGTTTATCATCTACCATAATATCAAGGTTGTCAATACTATCGATAATACCTCTAGCGGCCATCTTCTCCAAAAAAGATTTCCCATTAAACCCTGATACTACATTATTATCAGTACCGCCTTCGCCAAAGGAATCAGGGTCTGGGTTGGTAGCATCGCCGCCCTTATCCCCGCCACCGTCAGCCGCTCCGCCGTCGGCAGGCTCTTCCTTGGAATCACCTATAGGATTACCATCCTTATCATATTTACCCTCGATATTATTCTTATCGCCATCACCGTCACCACGGTAAAAAAGTTCCTCGACACTCATGGTCTTAAAACCCTTAGCGAAATCACCCATGTCATTCATACAATTTCCTTTTTTGCTTTTTACAAAATTATCATTAATCTAATTACCAATTAAATCAAACCCATTATAGTATATGACAGAATTTTACGCCAAAATGATTACAGATTTTGTAAAAATATTTACAAAACTTGTAATCAATTCTTGTTTATTATTGACGTAAACCTATCTGTATCAGAACGTTTATTCCTAGCGTCTATCTCCTTTTCCTTTAATTCCAACTTCCTTTTCTCTATCTCCTCACGAGATCTTCGCTCAGCCTCGGCATTAGCCTGTCTGGTTCTCATATCCTCCTCACGGATATCCAGATCCCTTTCCTTCAAGGCTCGATCCGCTATAGCTTCCACATAATCCATACCCTCTTCGTTATCTTGTGTCCTAGCCGCTTGACCGGCGGCCATTATGCTCTTACCCCGTAAATCGAAGTTACCCTTGATATAAGCCAGCTCCTTCTCCTTCTCATGCTCGTCATTACGGGCCTGTTGATCGGCCTCGGCTTTTTGCTGTACAAGTCGTTGTTGATTCTGGTACTCCTCCTGTCTTACACGATCTGCGTAAGATCTGGCATCCCTTCCTATCTGATTCATCTCAGCCGTCGAGTTGGCATTCATCATTCTAGTGATATCAAGCAAGTCATTGCCTAAAGTATTCGTCTGTAATATATATTGCTTCAAATTCTCCAATTCCAGACGTTTCTTGGAATTAGAGACAGCCATAACATTAAGATGACGTAACGACAAGCTATTATCCGTAAGACTGACGTAAGCCAAGGACAGATCGCTGTTCCTGTACATCACGGTCCAATCGTATCCTTCCTTCTGGCATACTTGAGCCACGGCTAGATGAATATCCAATGTCCGTTTCTTGAAGTCATCGAAATCATTAAAGTAAGTCTGGGTCTGTAGCATAGTAGCGTTAACTCCCTGTTTTACGCCCGTAGAACTCTCGTATCTAGTTGACTGACCCATCGCTTGCTCGGATATACCTATCATCCTATAAGCCATCATATAGGCGTAAGATGCCATTTCCATACGGGATCTTATCTGATCCGTATTAGTAAGATCATATACACCGAACTGATTATATATGCTGCTCATCTGCGGATTCTGGTAAGGATTGTTTGTGTCATTACCACCTACACCCATAAATGAGACGGACTTAACAATCTGCATAAAAGTAGCCAAAGCTCCCTTCTTGTCCATCATATCCTTATATTCCGTAGGCAGGAATCCTAAGTCGCCTAAGAAGAACTTACCGATCTCCTTCTCGGCGTTATTGTATAGCTGGTTCATAGCAAGGTTATACATCATCTGGAACGGCTGTATGCGATCAGCGAGACTAGCCCCTATAAATCCAGAAACCGGAATGACATAATCATACAGACTGCTATCACCATGTATCTGATGAGGTATTGGATCCCCACCAATATATATAGGCTTATCCATTAAATTACCTCCGGTGATCTTAACGCCAAACCTAACCTCAGGGACATACTCCAAGATATAGGTGTTCACCTCAGGATCACTGACGGCTTCTGCCATGACCCTCTTTACTTTCTTTATGCCATTCTTCTCCAAGAATTCCGGGAGCAACTCATCGGTTACAAGTTCCTGATCAACCATCCCGGTCTCTGTCATATAAGTTATTAAGAATACCGGTTTCATGGATACCCAATATCCTTCCATAACCCTAAAAAGGCGAGAGTCTATCTCATATCTCTTACCATCGGCCATACCGGAGTTGAAATATCCAAAGGGATGGAAGCGGGGCAAGAAGCGGGGTTGGGTGTGTTCCTCCCCGTCAGGTCCGAAGGTATGGTACTCTCCCATCGGCACACCATAATAGTCCTCAGCGGCGACTATAGACTCATAGTCATGGTATCCTTTCCATGGAATAACCTCATTCTCATACATACCGGTAATAGACGGCTTCTTTTTCTTCCAGTCATACCTAGTACCGTCATTAGATACCCATCCCTCATAATCATCGTCACCGCCCATAATACGACGCTTGTCCTTTGCCGTCATCTTATGACCGTATTTTGATATCAACTCAACACCCTCGTAATAATGAAGACGACCCACATAAGACCCATATTGCGGGTATTTCACATCAGGATGGAAAACCTCCCTCGGACTCCATACCTCCGGACGATAGTAGTCGAAGCCAACGAAATGATTCCGGAACATCTTTCCGCTAAGAAGACGATCCCGGAAATTCTCCCTGTCAAGCTCATCCATATAAAACCGGCTACGGTCAGCCTCGATCGTATGATCCCCCCATACCGCCGCCTGCGTCTTCCATCTTGTACTCATGAACCTCTGGATATCATCAGGGGTCATAGACGCCTTGGCCTGTTGGATTTGCTGAACATAAGCCTGACGTTCCTCCTCGGAATTAAACTCATTGTATGTAGGATCAAGACCGGCCTCCACAAGACGCTGATTAACGATAATATCCCACTGTTCTTGTATATGACGATGAAGTAAGTTTGACATCGTATCCTCATACTCACTTATAGCCATATCCCCTACCTCGTTAACCGTATACTTATCCTGTAGGTTTGTCAGCCATCCCTCAAAGGCATTTACGATACCACCTATTATATCATAATGCTTCAAGAAAGAAGGTATCCTTATATCGCTCCTTAACTTCTGCACGTCCCTTAACTGAGGGATAACATCCGCCATCTCCATAAAAGATAACTTACCATCCGCCATCAGATAATAGTCACGGTACATCTGGTTACGATCATACTGTTTCAACCCTATCGTCTCAAGAGCATCCATACAATCCTCCTTCCATTTCCTGTTCTTTTTCTTCGTGGAAATAGCCTGAGGAGGTAATCCTAATAACGCTCCTTTTGCTGGAAACGAATGATCTCTATTAAACACTTCCATGATTATTCAATTTTATTTACAACAAAGATAGGCGTTTAATTGACATTCATTTACCTAAAAGCTCCTATAGATACCGATCCAAATGCAGATGCATATACCTCATGGTGTTTATAAGCGTCTTCCTTGCGGGCATTATTCATCTCCTCGATCTTCGATTTAGGCATGTAATTGTTATCGTCAAAATATCTGGCGAGAACCAACGCATGCCCGAACGCTATTATCCTATCGACGTTCAATCCGGGCTTATACTGTATTATCTCATCCAGTAGGGCTATATCATCGATCAGCTCAATACCCTTGACAGTTATATCAAGACCAGTCTGATCATCATAACCGATAACGAAATCCTGCCAGCAGTAATCCACCACGCAGGAGAAGAGCAGGTTCTGGTTGCCGGGGGTCGGGTATAGCCCCAGCTTGCTGTTCTGCCGGGAGCCGGCCTTCACGTACTTATTGGCTATAGCCTCACCAGCGAACAGGAAGAAAGAAGCGGGCATACCACTCTTCCGGTTGAGGTACTGCTCATACATCTGGTCAGCGTTCTCCATAAGACATATAGCCCCATATCCCTTCTGAAGCACCTCACACGTACGGCAAAACTGATCTATGGATGATGGACGAGATACGTAAGAGGCAACTATTCTATAGGCATAAGGATCTCGAATACCAACACGTCTCTTGAATACATAAAAAGCACCTAATGAGGGCGTATCCGACTTAGCCTGTTTGTAGGGGTCGCTACCACTCACATATATAAAGTCATCAAACCTATTGGATTGAGGCATCTCAAATATCTGGACAGGAGCGTCAATAACACCACCGCTAAACGGAAAACCAGCCAATTGCTTATTCGATTTAGTAGTACCAAGTTTATTCCCCGATTCAAGGAAAACATCACACAGCATGCCGCTATATTGCCCCGACTCAAGAAGATCATTCTTATGCTTGATAGCGTACTCGACCGGAAATAGGTTCTGGGATGAGCTTAAAAAACAGTCGTCAATCGTAAATGGATAGAACATGGTATGAGAGGTATAAGCTACCCTATCTTTCGTAGATAGCTTCTTCCGTTCCTCGTTAAGCTTATTGGTACTAGCCTCGAAATCCGTGGCGTCAATCTTGATCTTATTAAGCTTCTTATCATCAGGTTTCCCCAAATAATCACCCAGACCTATAGTTCTCTTGACACCGGAGTTAGCCATCTGACCAGGAACAAACATCGCCCATTTCCGTTCTTTCCATGTTTTCCCTTTCATGGCTCTCCGATTTAAAATATCCCAGTCCATGACCAGAAGATTGTATGTATCAGGATCAGAGAACATCTCCTGAGCGTCCTTGGATAGTTCCACCTCACCACCGGTACCAGCCAAGATCGGACTGAGACGCCAGCCGTAAGGAGTGTCGTATGACGGCATGGCGGCAGTGTACGGCTTCTTGATAGGTCCCTTACCTACCTCGTCGAAAATAGCCGTGGCGGGGGTCAGACCGGCAGTCTTCTGTGTGGATGTCTTCCTACCCATGTTGATGTTGGCTATGGATATTATGGCATGAACATCACGAACCCCGTTGGACATACGCTTGCCTAAGGTGACACCAGAACTCCAATCGGTCTTGGTCCTGTTAATCCTGAAAAAAGGATGCACATGATCAAGACCATACTCACAATACTCACCTATATTAGATAAATCGCTATCGCTGAAACCTACCACGGAATGACTAAGCCCGATCGTCATGGTAGCGTTCATCTGAAGAAGAGATGACATGATAGTCGTATTATGAGATACGACAAAATTGGTGGTAAGAAACTGATGGGACTTATTATCGACCTCAATACAAGTAGCCTTATACTTCCCGTAATAATCTATATCGGATATCCTAAGCCTGTTATGAGTCTTGGATATATACATATCATCACCATCCATGACGCAATAATATCCCATAGACCAGAATATTCTTCTTACGAAGGATATAATATACTCACTTTTGTAAACGACCTTAAAACGATCGTCACCGGTACTTATACCGCAAGATATCTTCATGAATGAGCTTATAAACAACTCCTTCTGTTTTTTGGATGAATAAATAATATCATCCATCTCCTTATTGCTTAACTCGAAGATCCTGTCGGTAGATCCACAAAGGAAAGAGGCGGTCAGAGACCCAAGGAGCTGGGGCGACATCAGCCACCGCCGCTCGGGGAAATCCACGGCCTCCCCTATGTCTATAGTCATCTTCTGGAAGTCAGAGTGGATGATACCCATAGTGCTCATGACTTTATAATCACCATGATATTTAACCTTCCACTGATGTTGACCGCAACATACTATACTGCGCCCGTCCTCAAACGTAACCTTATACATATCAACGAACCCTTGAGGATATACGCCTACTACAGTCGTAAGCTTACCATCATCGCCATATATGATATCACCGATATCAGCGAACCCTATCTTCTTAGGTCCATAAGGAGTATATATCAGCTCCGAGTCCAGAAGAGCCTTCCCAAAACGACGGGTACCGAACATCCCCAGCCCTTTCTTCTCCTGACGGGCACGTTGGTACATCTCGGCGAAAAACCATTCATTATCACGTAACCGGCTGATAGCCGGAACACGCTCTCCATTTGGAAGGTCTTGAAATACGGGAAAGAAATTAACATGCCAATAAAGCCATGGCGGGATGAACGTACCGTTGATAGTCACCCCGTTCTTGACCTTATAAGCCTCCTCCGTGAAGAACTGCTTAACATCATCATCCTGATCCTCCCATCCGAACAGATCGTTCCATATAGGGGGATTCTTCATGTTTACATAAAATTCTGGACTCGTGCTTAAACTCATGATCGCATATTTTTTAATACGGATTCTATACCACCGGAAACCTGTCCCTTACGTTCCTTCTTCTGGACATTGCTGACACTCCTGTATACATCCATGATCCCACTCTTCTCCATATACGAGTCATTCCATACGTTGATCTTATCGATCAGCTTGGATATGAAATCGAACGCCCTAGCCATATCCTCAGGCTTCTCCTTATCCCATGGATGCTTGGCGATATACGTCTTGGCGTCATCCACGGCCTTGGATATGACCTCAAGATTATCGTTTACCCGATCGACGTCCCTACTCGTCGGCTTTCGTCTTCCCTGTGGCATTGGCTTTCATATCCTTAAACTCGTTATACTGTTTCATAAGAAGCTCATAAGATTGAACAACCCCGATCTTACTTACTTCCGTCACGCTCATGTCATGGAACATATCCTCAAGCTCCTTGTCAGCATATCTAAGACGTTCCTTGTCATCATAAAACACGAATCCAGACGTTCTGTCTTCTATAATGCTCTTGGCGGTGGACGCATATGTCGTATCTAAATCCAGATCCATACCGAAGCTGGTAGCCAACTGGATTATGAACATCAACCTAGAATTGACTTTTACAGCCTCTATATTCAACATCTGTATCTTATGGGTCATCTCATGAAGAACGACAAAATCCTCCTCTTTTATCAACGAAGATGATTTAAGGGCTATCTTCTTAGTCCTATCTTCAATATCGCTATACAGACGCTTGCTCTCACGCTTTATGGCTATCCAATGCCTTATATGAGTATCCGCCTCTTCTTTAAGATAATCCCTGATCTCTTTTTTGATATCCTTATCCTCTTCCATTATAATCACACGTTATAATCATTATTATTTAATTCAATCTCATCACTGATGCTTTGGTCTATAGACCTCAATAAATCCCTGGTACTAACATCCCGCAAGAAGCGGACATTACCACCATTAGCCCTAGCTATCCTCCTTAAAGCGGAGTAAAGTATATCACCCAACGAATATTCAGGCAACTCACGGCATCCGACTTCCATGACAATAAGGGCATGGATACGATCATCTATCTTACTTCTTACGGGACTTCGCATAGTATTTACTTATAAGCTTCCCCTATAATACGTAGCGGGAAATGTTTGAAATTACGTTCAGGATCATCCTTCGTATAACCCATAAGAGATAGATGTTTCTCAAAATGACCTTCCGTATATTTTGAGGTGTCTAACGTCATCCTAAATATAATTCTATTCTCATTGTCAGGATGTTTGTTATATGACACGTCTCCCATACATCCACATCCAAGATGATGCTCCTTGACATGGAACCCATCTTTATGGGTGATAAATAACACGATTTCTATCTTATCACCTATTTTCTGATCAAAAATATTTAGATAAAACTCGCTCTCATCATCCGTCAGTCCTATATCAAAGGCATCATTAAGACATTCGATGTTAAAATCGTTATGATCGGCGGTTATCACCTCCATAGCATTCCATTTAGCTTTCTCTCCTTCCACGAACTTCAACGGACATACCTCGGTCTTCATCCAAGCCTTCTCCTTGATAAAGCAACCGCACAACGAGCACGCCTGTCTTCCCATCAATCTTTGCAGCAATACCTTAGCTGGTAACTTAAAGAAAGCTATATTAGAAGAGTTCTTAGGACATTTCTTGCATAAATCAAGACGATTCTTGTACCACTCCGGATAATCCTTCTCATCCTTAGGAATCCTGCCCAATAAACTATCTTCCCAAGCTTGGGCTATTACTTGGGCTTTACCAATTGTTTGCACGATAATTATTTTTTAAACTGTTTTTGTTGAAAATCCTGTAATTGTTCCCATGTCATTCCATACCGACATTGATACATGGCCTCATGGTTATCACGTATAAGAGGATCTCCGTTCTTCAACCCCTCCATATCCTCTATCGCCTTAATCTTCTTATCCAGACAATCAAGCTCAATAGGCATCCTTTCATCCGGATAACGATTACCTTCCTTGACAAATATCCGGCGTATCTTATCACGCCTTACCCGCATCTCTCGGAGATTGCATATAACGTATCCGATAAACGGGATTCTGATAGATATATTGTCAGTATACCTAGCTAGGTGGTGGACGTAAGATACGGATGCTTTCATGCACCACTCTACCTGTTGTTTGGTAAACTTCCCATCAGATCTTCTTACCACCTCATCCACGATATCCCTATCGAATGAAATAAGATTCCTACCCATCAATATCCAATTTGTTTCTCTTGAACACAAACCCCATTACACGGGTATCATCACCCTCCCCGTCAAGAATAAAATAGTTACGTAAGCTTCTCATCTCAATAGACAGCTCACGGGTACGGAAGTTCCCGTTCTTCTTGTCCACCAGAAAACCCCCACGTTTAAGCTCGTTGTTCAGGACAGCGACGTAAGATTCCTTCTGTCCATGACAATCCATGTACTTAGCCCTGGTATCATCCGAGTATCCGTAGTTGATGTAGAAAGAAAGTAAGTTTATCGTCCTTTCGGTAATCAAGCTTCTACCCTTGGAATCCAGATAGCCGTTGTATATCCTTAAGAATTGCTGGATCATATCCAGTCTAGTATCGTAAGGCAACGCAAATACGAAAGCTTTTCTCTGTTCCGACATATAAAATTAGTTTTCAGCAAAACTACTTAAAAAAAATATCGTTGTCAAGAAATTATGCCATAATCAACATAATACATGCTGATTAACATGTATTTAATAACATCCAAAGGGGAAAAGGCGGTGGAAGTGGCGGAGGAAAGCCAGATAAGTCCACCGTAAGCCACGGCAACGAGGCCAGTGGAGCACAGACCATACATGCATCCGAGCGGCGGTGGACAGCTCTATCCTGCCTCACGGGACATGACCACACCTTTTTTCCTTTGGATTCCTTTCTCCCAAGCTATGGGATATAAAGCCAAGGGGAAATGGGAAGCCTTGGGCGATGGAGCCTGCCGTAGAGGATACGGGCGGCCGGAGCGTGAGCGATCGCACAAGACCTCGCTTTTTCTTCTTTGGCTTTTGCTCCACCCGATCCCCCTACCGGGGTACCGGCTTCCGGTATAGGATACGGCTTCTACCAGGTTTAGCCTGCGGTATCCTGCCTGACGGCACCATACCTTGGCGGTAAAAAGCAATGTTTTATTAAATAGAGACTTTAAGTGGAGTACACAGGAACTCGACGCCAGGAGAGGTCCTGTGTACGGATAGAGATATTAGTAAGTAGAATATGTTTATAGAGTTAATTATATTTAATAAATATACCTATTAACGCGCGCGTAACAAGTAGGTTGAGAAAAACCATCGTTCACACGCACAGCGTTTTACGGACATCACCTACCCTCCTTAAACAATAAATGGGCGACCTTCACAGGCTACCCATCCATCCGAATAACTTGTTTCGTATTGATGAAACTTGTATATTCGCAGCAATATAAAAAAAATATCATGGAGACAAAGGTAGCACTTTTACAGAAAATGAAATCAAATTTCGATAAGATTCTTACCGAAGCATATATTCCAAAAGATATACAGGCGAAAAAAGATGAGCTTGGATGCTTAAGACTTCCGGCTAAATCTCTTATATGTCCTGTTGATTATAAACCTGTCACTAATAAGGATGGTAAGAAAGTTACTGCTATAAGATACTCGAATAAGAAAGATAATATCAGAGGTTCTGGTATGGTTATAGAAAAGAAGTGCAAGCAGATAGTAGCTTATCTTACTATCATAAACGTTCAGAAGCATGTATTTTTAAGGAATAGGATGAATAAAGGGTATCGTGATCGTATTGAGATCAATACCGATGATTTTATAGATATCTTATCTGATGGTATAGCTTATTTCTGCTACAGGCATGTACTTGAAAATTGTCATGAGGATACAGATTATCAACTAAAGACGCTTAAAGCTTACGCTGAAGGAGAGATCAGGATAGCTTTGGCTGATGTCATGATCTATACACATAAGGTTAAGAAGAACGAAGATACGAAAGATATATTCGTAGGTAAGAAAAGATCCATATACAAATGTCTAAACAATAGTTATAGCTCAGATCAGAGAAGAGCTATGGCCAACAAGAGTCGTAAGCTTGATCGGGTAAGAATCCTTTCTAAAATAATATTCTCAGCCAGAACAAGGAATGTCCATCATATCTATAAAGTAACGAAAAGAAAGACAGTTAAATTCAATGTAAGCTATCTTATGATTGAATTGAGTAAGAGGCTGACTAGTATGGGTATGCATAATATATCACAGGCCACCATGTACCGGTATATAAATATGTTCCTTGATATGTGTAAGAAGACTATATCCGATCTGTATGATGAAGTAAAAAAAAACAATGGGATAGTAAACTTAAAAGACAGGAACAAGGTAAATATTGGACATCTAAGATTATCCTACCGAGGCACAAAAATGTATGTACTAATATCAGCGGATTACATAAAAAACGTATTTTTAGGCGAAAAACCTGTTGAGATGAGCAAGGCTGGCTAGACTGAATATCAATTATAAAATTTAATATTTATATATTATTCACATTTATTTTTATTAGTCAATTATAACTATTCGTATCTTTGTACCATAAACTTAAAAAGATATGGTACAAGAAGATTTTAAAAATGAAAACGACCTCCTTCGTCATATTATGACGGTGGATAAAAACGTAGAGCAGGGTCGTGCCTTGAAAAAGATTTTCACCACTAGGGAGAATCTGTTTATTACCGGTAGAGCTGGTAGTGGTAAAAGTACGTTCATGAGACGTATCGTAAAGTTCTTGGGTAAGTGCGTTATCGTAGCACCAACTGGAGTAGCGGCGTTGAATGCCGGGGGGCAGACTATTCATTCGTTTTTCTCTATAAAGAATGATCCGTACGTACCCGGGTTCGAGCATGGGATGCTGTCGAACAAGATCGAGGTCGGAGGGCTCGTGAAGTCGAAAGTAAAGAGACTGGACACGATAATAATAGATGAGGTGAGCATGGTACGCCCTGACCTCCTCGACGAGATGGCGGACATACTGCGGCAGTCGAAGCGAAGCAAGAACCCGTTCGGAGGAGTTAGGATCATAATGTTCGGAGACCTATCCCAGCTCCCCCCAGTTGTCACGGAGGATGACATCATTGATAGGTATTACGACAGCCATTTCTTCTTCTCGTCGAAGGCGCTCAGGGCGTCCGGGTTCTCCGTGATCAAATTCAATAGGGTGTTTCGGCAGAACGATAACGAGATATTGACCGTCCTAGAGGATATACGTAACGGAGTGATAACAGAAGAGTCGAAGAGGATAATGGAATCAAGGGTCATGGTTCCGGAGAACATGGATGATGTTGTCATCGTGTGCTCGACGAACAAGGAGGCTTCCGTGATCAATAACGAGAACCTGTCGAAGCTGTCTGGCGAGAGCCACGAGTTCGAGGCCGAGGTAGTCGGAGACAGACCGAACGCACCGTGCGAGGACAAGCTTGTTGTCAAGGTGGGCGCAAAGGTCCTGATAACACGGAACGGGTGTGGTTACGTGAACGGTTCTACCGGAATCATAACGAGTATAGACGAGAAGGAAGAGGTCATATCGGTTAAGTTGGGTGACGGGAGTGAGGTAGACGTACGAAAGGAAAGATGGGATAAGTTCAAGTACAGGACAGTGGACGGTTCCTTGGAGAAGATGTCGTGTGGGTATATCATACAATATCCTATAAGGCTAGGGTACTCGATCACTAGCCATAAGTGTATAGATGAAGATTCACCTATATTCACCGACAATGGGATAAAGCCGATGAGGGATATCTCTGTTGGCGATATGGTCAATATAGGAAACGGGGAATACAGGAAGGTATTGGACAAGGTGTATTCAGGGAAGAAGGATACCATCAGGATAACGACTAATTTTGGGTATGAGATATGTTGCACGCCTGACCATAAAATCTTGGATAGCGACCTTGCATTTAAAAGGGCTGGTGAGTTTAATATAGGTGAGTTCATACCCGTAGCAAGAAAAGTAAGCGTGCCGGATATTGATAATCACAACCTGTCCATTGATTGGCTTATTGGTTATATAATAGGTGATGGATCATACGGTATCAGGCAAAAATCAAAATCAAGGATAGATATATCAGTTGGGTCTACTAATAAGAATATGGATGCATATGACACATTGTCTAAATGTTTGGATTATTTGAGAATACCTTACAATGTATATAACAAGAAGTCTATAAGTTCGACATCTGGGTTTGAATATAATTTCGTAATAGAGAATAAGGAGTTCAGGAAAAAACTTCTATCTATGGGTCTTGGGTACGAGACTAAAGAAGATAAGAGGATTCCAGAGTATATATATAAATCTGGTTTTCAGGAAAAATCGGATCTAATAAGAGGCTTGTTCGATTCTGATGGATGTTGCTCTATTGGTAATAGAACGATAAGATTGAGCCAAAGCAATATCCATATCATAAAATCCGTACAACTTCTTTTGCTTGAGTTTGGAATTATATCAAGCATCCATTTCCAAGACGTTAAGAAATGGTATCCTGGCGCTAGGGGTAATTATTGCCTATTCATAAAAAAGAGCAGCGTAAGAAGATTTGCGAAATACATAAATTTCAATATAGGATACCTAAGGAACTCTTGCGATGAATTTGCAAAAGTCGGGAACGTAAAATTCGACAGGGTTCCAAATATCGATCTGTTCAAGAAAGAATGCCTATATGGTTCCCACGTTAGGAGAAAGATGTACATGATGACATATCTTGACTATAATACGTTAAGGATGGCCGATAGCTTGAATGATTATTTCGATAAGATAGAAAAGAATGATTACTTCTTCGATGTCGTTAAAAGCGTGGAATCGACAGGAGTGAAGGATACATACGATATAGAGGTCGATATAGACCATCATTTCGTTTCAGGTGGAATAATATGCAGTAATAGCCAGGGTATGACTCTGGATAGCGTGTATGTGAATATGACGAGGGCTTTCGAGATCGGGCAGGTGTACACCGCATTGTCGAGATGCAAGTCAATAGGAGGCCTTTATCTGAAATCCGTGCCGAATGATGACATGATAGCGTTGAGCGACAAGATAGCATCCTTCATGGAGAGGTGCGAGGAGAACGGAGGTACTTTCAAACCGGAGAGCGTAAGGGATCTGGGAATTGAGATGTTCGATATGAAGAAAGACGTGTTTAATTTCGATGAATTTGGATTATAATGGCTAAGAAAGAACTTTTTTCAGACGTAGATGAATTAGTATCATCTTTAAATAAAGAGCTTGGAGAAGGCTCGATAATGAACTTCGGCGACGATAAGCCTATAATATCCATACCAAGGGAAAGCACCGGATCGCTGGTGGTGGATAAGGCTCTCGGCGGCGGATGGGCGGTAGGCCGGATTCATGAGCTGGTCGGGATGGAATCTTGTGGCAAGACCATGATGTGTACGTTAAGTATGATCGAGTTCCAGAAAAAACATCCAGATAAGCTAGTAGCTATAATAGACGTGGAGAACGCTTTCGATATTGAGTACGCTAGGAAAATGGGGTTGGATATAAACCGGTTTTTGATCTCCCAGCCAAGCTACGGTGAGCTGGCTATTGACATCACGGCCAAGCTGGTGGAGTCCGGCAGGGTAGGATTTATTGTCGTGGATTCCGTGGCAAATCTAGTCCCGAAGAAGGAGATCGAGGGTGATATGGAGGATAGTAACATGGGATTGCAAGCTCGATTGATGTCAAAGGCTATGAGAGTTCTTACAGGGATCGTAAACAAAAGCGACTGTGTTCTGGTATTCATCAACCAATATCGGGAGAAGATCGGTGTTATATACGGAGATCCTAAGGTAACGACCGGAGGTAACGCCTTGAAGTTCTATGCCTCTATCCGTATGGAGATGGCGAGAAAGAAGGTTATATTAGGTGAGGACGGATCTTCAGTAGGTCATGAGGTCAGGATAAAGGTGCTGAAGAATAAGACTGCCGTACCGTTCCAGATAGCCGAGACAGCCTTATATTATGGAGTTGGATTTGACAAGGAACTTGAACTTTTGAAGTTGTGCGAGGAAACCGGTATCTTTACCCGTAAAGGATCATGGTACTGGTACGGGGATGTCCGGGTAGGAAATGGGGTGGATAATACGTTAAGTATCATGAGAGATAATCAAGAATTGTGTCAAGAGTTAAGAACTAAATTGAATTTGTAATCATGGCAATAGGAGTAAAATTTGTAGACGTAATACCATCCAGCGTAGATAACGCTGTCGAGGTTAAGAATGGGGATGTAAAGAACTATCTGTTCGTAGGTATTCCCATGAGTGAATTTATCGGGAAGAGATATGAGTATGAGGGATTCATATACATGTGCCTACAGGGTGTCACCGGTGGTACGGAACTTGGCGGCGATATAGCCATAGCCGTATTAAGACCGGTTCGACCAGCGACAGGACAGGCTTCTTATCATTTGGTATCGTATACGCCTCTCACATATACGAGATCTGATGTAGCGATATTACTTAGAAATGGCGATTTTAAGGTTGTTAAACGAGACGATTGTAATCTTATCTAATATGGGAACATATATCTCGATAAAATCAACGGTAAACGCATTCAGGTACGGTATTGATCCTATACCTGAATGGTTCGATAAGATATCTAACAAGACTGATGAGGTTGATGTTATGGTTGAAGGGAATAAGGTAAAGGCATTGGATATAAGGCTAGAAAATGGCATTCTACGGGCTTTTTACGGTTATTATATAGGTATGTATCCGGATAACTCAATACAGGTGTTTAGACCGGAGGATTTCCATTCATTATATACGTTGAAGTTATGAATATATCAATAGGTATAGATCCGGGTATAGACACCGGAGGATTGTCCATGATCCCAGAAAATGGCGAGGTTAAGGTAATTATGACTCCAAGGATATCGGTTAAGGGGGATATAGATCTTAGGGCTATATCAAGCTTCTTCCTCGATGCCGCTGACAAGATCCAAGAAAAGGGAGGCGGGACGCTGGCGATCGCCGTCGAGGATGTCCATAGCATCCACAACAGCTCGGCAGCCAGCAACTTCACCTTTGGCGGGAGACGCCGGGAACCGAACGCCCTATTCGCTATGATGGTTGAGATGATGGAGCGATACGGATCTCACCCGGATGTTAGGTTCATGTTCGAGGAGGTGCAACCAAAGACCTGGCAGAAGGAGCTTCATACGACAGCCGATCGGGTGTATACGGCGGCGAAGTTAGACACGAAGGCTACCTCCATCCGATGTGCCATGCGCCTTTTCCCTTTGGTTTCTTTCGTGAAACCATGGTCAGGAAAAGGAGTACAACCTACTAAGATACAAGACGGAATGTGTGACGCTACGCTTATAGCCGAGTATATTAGACGTAAGTTTAAACTATTTTAATACTATTAAGTATTTATTGTATTTGTATTAATATAATTATGATTATATTTGTGATGTAATAAAAAGTTGTTCGTTATGCTTATAAGATGCTTGTCGAAGTCATTAAATGAGAAGTTGGGCAAATTGGAGACGGTTGTTAAGAATGCCGGTCCCAACTCCCTTTATAAGGATCTTAAGATAGATGTTGTCAATAATCTGGCTTATATCACTTCCGTAAACGCCAAGGTATGTGTTATAGAGCGATTGGAGGTTGAGGCTGACTCTAACTTCTCCTTCTTGGTCGAGGCAAGCTCTTTTATCAGATTTATAAAAAAGCAGAAGAATGGTGAGATTAAGATCTCGCTTTCCGATAAGAAGGACAGTATTACCATATACTACGCCTCTGGTGAGTATAGTTGTCCGGCGTTTGATGTAAATACCTTCCCTATGGTATATAATATTCCTGAAGGAGGTATTAATGTTAAGATGAATGATTATGTATCGGTCCTTAACAAGGCCAGTAATTATACGGAGATCAACGAGCTTTATCCTTGCATAGAGAATGTGGTCATTGATATTGATGATATTAATATTAATATAGTAAGTACTGACAGGAATACTATTTACAGGTATTTTGTTCCTAATCAGGATAAGGTAGAGAAGGTATTCATCCCAGTATCAAACGCCTCCTCTATATTACTTGATAAACATATAAATAAGTCATTAGATACGTTGTCTATCAAAGTAGATGATACTAGGACTTACTTCTCTACCCCTGATATGGATATGTATGAGATTCACTTTGACGGTAATTATCCTAACTGGAGGTTCGTGGACGAGCATTTTGTCAAAACAAGTACCTATGTCTTTGATAAGGATCTACTCGTCCAAGCCCTCCAGAATAATATCAAGATAAATGAATTTGATCATTGTAGATTGATATTCACTGAAAAAGGATGCGGTATTATGTCGGAGAACCCTATGTCTGGAAGATCTTGTAAGGAAAGGCTTACGGCTTTATCGCATAACGGTAATGATATTATATGCGATGTGCTATGTGGTAGGTATCTTGGTATAGTTAAAAGCATATCATGTAATAGGATCGTTATCGATCATGACCATAAATCTCATTTCAACAAGATTTATGGGGAGGATAATAAGAACGAGTATTTCTTATCATCATCAATTATTGTTTAATTTTTAAATATATATATAATATGGGAGTTCGTGAAAATTCATTATCGTTTAATACACAATACTTTAATATAAGTGGAGGTGGTGTATTGTATCAATCCTCAAGAGACCCTAAGGAAGGTTTCGAGGAGCATATAAATGATAAGACAGGAGCCGTATCATACTGGAGGGTTTTCTGGAATGGTATAGAAGGATATCTTTCCGATATTTTTGTATTAGAGCAGGAGATGAATGGCGCTAAGACAAATTTCTTATTTATAAAGATAAGCGATGAGGAAGGTAATTATGTTATAAAAGTTCCGTTGATGACCTCAAGAGGCGGGATTAACAGCTATGTCAAGTCTCTTGTAAGGTACTTACCTAATATCGATCTGAAACGGAAAATTGTTATCAATCCTGCGCATACTAAAAAAGGAGAGCAATACGCTCCTGGTAATTTCTTTATCTCATACGCTAGGGAGACTCCAGACGGAAATGATGAGCTTATACAGCAATATTATAAGAATGGTCAGAATGGATGGCCTGACAGAGTTGAGAGTACTGATATAATGGGGAATAAGAAGTTTGATTATACGGCTCAAGATGCTTTCGCCTATCAAGTACTTAATAAATACATTCAAAGCATTAAGACAGATGGTGTGAAACCCGCTCAGTCGGCAAGCCAAAACAACGCTGGTGAGGCTACAACGCAAACGCCCCCACCGTCATATCAGCCGCAAGCCCAGCCGCAGACGCCTCCTCCATCATACCAGCAGACTCCGCCTCAGACAGCCCAAGCACCTTCTTTTGGAGGTCAGCAGCCGCCACAATATACTCCTTTTGGAGATGACAATGGTCTTCCTTTTTGATTAAATAATTGAAAATGAATAATTTAATGGAAAGTAATTTTAATATATCTACTAAAGTGAACCGTGTCTCGATGCCTACCCAAAATAAGGTAGATACGGTTATGAAGAACTTAGGGCATCGACCTTGTGTAGCGTATTCCGAGGAAAAGGATATGTATTATAAGGATGGAGAATGGGTAGCGTCAGATCTTGACGCTACTATCTTACCTCTTAGGGAGATGTTCGAAAAGACATCTGATTTGAAGTTAGGATTGAAGATCGTTTATTTAATAATCAAATTATAATGACCAGCATTGAGGATATTAAAAAACTTCTGGAGAGTAAGTCGTTTACATCAACTAGAGACCTTGACGAGTTTGAGGAGAAGCAGGATGATAAACAAAACGAGGTTAGACTGAATTGCGAACCTATGGTAGGGATGGTGGAGAAAGAGGGAAAGATCTTCCTTAACTCCGTAAGATTCTCGAAAGCATGGAACTCGTTGGGTAAGGATATTCCTATTAAACAGGGTAATGCCTTCCCATTAGGACAGGGTGATGTCCTTGATATAGACACAGGGGTATGGGCATCGTTCCCGGACAATACCATAGGTGTGTTGATGATGCTGCCGTCGTTTACCGGCGATACGGGACTTACTTTGGTAGGATCACCGTTCGTATCGTCTAATAACGGGAATATCATGATCAGGGTCACTAATGTCCGTAAGGATATGGCTATAGTAGAGAAAGACAAACATATAGCTGAGTTAATTATAGTCGGTAAGATAAATGCCGATATTCGTAAAACTTATAACAGCGAGAAAGATGTTCGGATTGAAGATAGTAAAGAGTAGTTATATAGATACTCTAAATCAGGATCTTGATGAGGCTATTAGCTATTCAAGTAGATTAAAAAGAGATTATGAGGATTCCCGCAAGAAGATAACGGAATTAGAAGAGAAAGTAAGCTATCTTGAAACTCTTTCCAATTCACTTGATATGGATATAGAATCCAAGGATTCTCATATAGTTAAGATGGGGAATGAGCTTAGTAAATCAAGAGAGCTATATAATGAGTCGGTAAAAGAGAAAGAGACTCTTAAACGGGCTTATATGGATATCGAGAAGAAACATAAGCTATCATCCAAATTACTAAGCGAAGCCAGAAGAAGATACATTGAACTTGAGGATCAGATTAAGATCATGTCCGATCGTATCAAGTATCTGGAGAATCATGTCGATCCAGAGGCTTTAGATAACGATGTTTCTGATGAGGTTGTTGTCGATGAGGATAAGATGGATCCTAATTCAGGCCATATCGATATACCGAAAAATGATGATAAGATTACTGAGGTCGTTAATTCCGATACCAGTAATGATACGAATGTCGAGAATAAGAAGAAATCTAAGAAACGTAAAAAACCTAAAAAGAATGAATAAGATCTTGTTATTATTAATAACTATCCTTACCTTAGCGGTTGTCGGATGCAGTACGTCAAGAACCTACTATACGGAATATGATACTACTGATATATCTTATGTGGTGGATTCCATAGTGTCTTCCGGGACCTTGATGGGCCAATGGAAGGAGTGGCGGTTTACGCTGGACGATGGCCGGGTCGATAACTTTGGCTTTACCGCCCTGTACGACGTCAAGGGAAAGGCTAGGGGGTCTATACAGGTAAGGCAAAGATCCGATACGTTTAATATCAAGATAATAGATTATCATAAAAAGGATAAGTAATGGAATACGGACTAGGTTACATACCATCACCAGTGGATGACAGGGACGCTATCATGAACATGCAGCACGAGGCTGTTCCTGATGAGTATAAGATCAATAATGTCGATAGCGTAGTGGATCAAGGTTCTTACCCTATTTGCGCGGCAATAAGCTTGGCTGAGATACTTAATTGGAGAAAGAGTATAAGGGCTATTAAAAGACCGGCTAAGATCTCTCCTTACGATATATATGATCTGAGAGAGGATAAGGATCAGGACGGTATGGTTCTTCGTGACGCTATCAAGGCTATAAAGAAAGTTGGCGTTGACGGGGAGAAGATAAATAGCTACGCTAGGATCATAGATCCGGTATCAGCTAAGGTGGCGTTGATGCTGAATGGGCCTCTGGTTATAGGTCTGTATTGCTATAATTATGGTAATCGATTCTGGCAAGGCCAAGGGCAGAACTTGGGAGGTCATGCCGTTATCCTCACCGGCTGGGACAAGGCCGGCTTCGTCCTACAGAACAGTTGGGGGACGGGATGGGGTAGGTCTGGCGTGGAGACGTTCCCGTTCGAGGATTGGTGCTATATGCTAGAATGTTGGACAATAGTTTCATAAAGTTACTATATAAACTTCGAGAAATTCCTATCCACATCCTCTTGTGAAAGCCGATGTGGTGTATTTAGGACCCGTAGCTCAATTGGTAAGAGCAACTGGCTCATAACCAGAAGGTTGTCGGTTCAAGCCCGGCCGGGTCCACGCTATTTTTTGGGGAAAAACTAGCATAGAGTTTTGTCATTAGGTTTTTTAAAGTTTAGACGTTTGATGTCCTGGTTCGTGAGAATAAGGACATATGCCCTAATAGTTCAATGGATAGAACACGTCGGTCCTAACGATGAAATTTCGGTTCGATTCCGGATTGGGGTACATGGTGTTTTCTTAAACATATTCCCGTAGGTCGGTAATTAACGATAACCGGTAGACAGCCTACGGGAATTAATAAAATCTTACGTGCTTAAGATCGCTTTCAGTTCTATTTTTCGTGTGTAATCTATAGGAGGGTAGCACGACCCTCCTTTTTATAAATACTATTTGCTATGGACATTAATCAGATAAAAACGTATCTACCATCAGGATGGGATGTGGTTGATCTAATAGATCACGGCATAATCGATCTTGATATCATGAATGAGAAGATGACTGGTGAGTATGTGGCTGTGTTGATGATAAAGTCTTATGATAAGATTACTGAATCACATAACTTAACTACTTTCTCGTTCCATGATAAGGATATGGGTGGATTACGGAGATTGGTATCGAACGCTATAATGGCGGTTGGGTTAAGGAATAATCCTATGACAGGAGATGGGAACACGGCAATCAAATAAAGGCACGGAATACACTGAAAGAGGGATATTGGATATCCTTAACAGACAGTTCTTGGTATCTCCTAGATGGATTATAAACAACTTGTATGTCTATAACTGGGAGTCTGATTATCTGGCTATAACCAGATCCATGTACGCTTATGAGGTTGAGGTGAAGATCTCGTTGGCTGACTATAACAAGGATTTCGAGAAGGAGGGTAAGCACCAAGTAATGCAAGGCTGGTTCGAGGCGCGAAAGCAAGCCCTGTACGAGACCGGTGACTGGGTCAGGTACGGCCGCCCCAATTACTTCTACTACTGCGTTCCGGATGGGTTGGTTGATCCTAAGGACATACCTCCGTACGCCGGGCTTGCTTATGTTTGTGGCAGGAATTTGAGAAAGATCAAGGACGCACCTATCCTGCATCGTGATAAATTTGACCCCGAAGCTTATAAGATGGCAGATAAATTCTACTACAATTGGTGGAACGAGAGACGTAAGGCCAGACAGATAGAAGGGAAGGATATGAAAGATGAGTTCAGGAAAAGCATGAAAAAGGTGAAGGAGAAGATAACCGTCGATGCCAAGATAAAGGCGATGGAGGCGTTCTGGAGCGTCTGCGATTATGCCTACTGGCCGTACGGGGGAAGAGGGGTGTCCGGAATGAGACCCAACTGTTCCGCTTGTGGTGAGGAATGTAAATTACAATGCCCGAAAGGGAAAGAATTTAAAAACAAGATAAAATGAGCAAAATTAAAGATTTATTGGCAAGAGTCATTTCATTAGCCTCAGAGCAACCTATGAGCTATAAAGAGGCAGTTGAGTTACTTGATGGTATAGATACGTGTAAGGTCAAGATATGGCTGGAAGAAGGAGCTAAGCTGCCTGAATACGCTCATAAAGAAGATGCTTGCATGGATTTGTTCGTTAAGGATATAGAACTTGACGGAGATAGGATCATATATCATACTGGCGTACATGTAGAATTGCCAGAGGATTATGAGATGGAAATCCGTCCACGTAGTGGTTTTACTAATAGCGAGCTAATTATGCAAAACGCCCCTGCTACCATTGATGAAGGATATAGTGGGGAAGTTATGATAGTTCACAGAAAAATGGATAGTCATAGTCCTTATTATTGTAATGTAGGTGGTAAGGTAGCGCAACTTCTTATTCGTAGAAGGGAACGTATCGTATGGGAAGAAGTGGAGTCATTGGAAGATCTTGGGAAATCTGATAGAGGGGATAATGGATTTGGAAGTACAGATAAGATAAATAACGAATGATATGGAAAACGAAAATACATCATCTACTACTAATGAGGGCTTGAAAGAAATTGACAAACAAACACATCCTGTTATGTATGGATGGAGATGTCCAGTATGCGGAAGGATATATTCACCTTATACGTCTATGTGCTCATACTGCTGCTATACTATAGATCGTCTTTCACTTAAACCTGTAATGTGACATGAGCGGAAGAGTTAAGATAAAGATCAAGGATAATAAACCTAAGATCGATGTATTTAAGGTAATAGAGAACCGGTTCAAGAACATGAACGAGCTTCGGGATCTTATCGACCTAGATCCAAGGAAAGGGCTGGTCAGGATCCGGGACGGGGCCGGCTTTAGGGAGGTGGAGCGGGGTGGATGCCTGCACCAGAACTACCTTAACCTGTTGGAGGAGGAGCTGGGAGCTAAACTATCAATAGATCTGATTGATAAGTATGTTAAAAGAAAATAGCACATCACCTACCCTAGTAATTACCTAGGGTAGGTTCGTTTTATATACCGAAGTATCTACCACGATCTGGCTGTCCATATCCTCAATCAACTCAATGATCTCATCTCTTATATCGTAAGAAAGCAAGATAGGTATTATGGTTAGCATAAAAGATAGTATGATTAAATAATTACAAAATCGATAGTAATTCATTGTAAAATCATAGAATTATTTGTATATTTGATATATTAAATGAATTGATAATGAGTCTAATAAAGCGTTCATATAAATATCGTATGTATCCGAACAAAACACAAGAAGAACTTCTTGCAAAAACATTCGGATGTGTTCGTGTTATATGGAATGCTTGTGTTGACTCATTTAACTCATACGATAAAGAAACAAACACTAATCCGAAATTCCCGACAAAGTCGGATCTTGTTATTGAAAAACCTTGGTTAAATGAAGTATCGGCAGCTACCTTACAGCAGAAGCAACGGGACTTTATCGAGTTTTTCAAACAGTACTTCAATAAGAACAGGAAAGAGAAATTCGGTAGACCGAATTATAAAGATAAACATGACAACCAGTCATTTAGATTGCCATTCCCGAAGTTTAAAATCGCTGACAATAAGATCCGGATCGAAAAGATCGGATGGGTTAAGATTGTTATTGATCGTAAAATCCCGGATAACGCTTGTTTTATCTCCTGTACCGTTTCAAAGAACCGTGCTGGTCAATACTTCGTATCAGTTCTTGTAGAAACAGAACAGTGCTACAAACAGAAAACCGGCAAAACAGTCGGAGTTGATCTTGGGGTAAAAACATTGGCTACATTGTCTGACGGAATATCTGTTGAAAATCCTCATTTTCTTCGCAATAACCAAGCGAAGTTAAAAAGGATGCAACGGCATTTATCGAGAAAGAAATTAGGAAGTAATCGAAGAAACAAATGCAGGCTAAAAGTATCAAGACTTCATTGTGATATAGCCAACAAGCGTTCATGGTACATGCATAATTTGACCATGATGTTGGTAAATAATTACGATGTTATCTGCATTGAAGATCTAAATGTTTCCGGTATGCTACAGAGCCACAAACTTGCCGGTTCTGTATCTGATGCTTCTTTCTCGATGTTCCGTAACCAGCTTGAATACAAGTGTAGGTGGTATGGTAAAGAACTGATTGTTATAGATCGTTTTTACCCATCATCAAAAACATGTTCAAGATGTGGCTGGAAGAATAAAGATCTGAAATTATCGGATCGAACATTTGTTTGTAAAGATTGTGGCTTGGAGATCGACAGGGATCTCAACGCCGCAATAAATATACAAGCCGTAGGAGTTGATGCGGCTATACGGACGCAGAGCAGCCGGGTTGCCGGCTACGTTGAAGCGTCTAAAATGGAGTAGGATATCTTAGTTATTTCTATGATTTTCTATGAAATTTACAACTATGGTTTATTATCCTGCTGATATGACGGATACTTAATCCCGTCCTGTCCTTTATCTTGCCATATACGTAGTTCCTTGACACGACAGTAGCCAAATCACCTAGCTCGTCCAGTATCTCGTTATACATCCTATGGATCTCGTTGTTGCGGATGACCGTACTGTCCCTTACATATATCTTCTCAACATCATCGTCGCAGAAGAAGATCTTAAGCTTATGAAATATGTCTAACATGATTATAGTTTTTCCCCAAAGATATGAAATTTTGAGGATAAAACCAGAAGGAAGCCAAAAAGAACGGGGAGGCGGTGGGAGGGCGGGGGAAGAACGGAAGGATGGAAGCCAGACCGTTCCCTTGGATTCAGCGACATGATCCGAGAATAAATCATATATTTGTATGTACAAAATGCATAATTCAATGGGGGGGGGTATTTTCCGTCCTCTATAAAAATTTATCAGTATGCTTAGAAGAAGATTTCATTCATCAGGAATACATCCGTCTAACGCCAGCAATGGAGTATATGGAGTTGCTGAAAATCTAAAGTTACTTCCACCTAATAAGGTGGATGCCGAATGTATTGGAGTTGCTTTGATACATAAAGAACATAGGATTATGATAGAAAAAAACGAGAGTAAAAATCCTAGTTATAAACAGGCAACAGAAGGTATGTTGGCCAGTGACAACTTTGTATGGGGAGAATATTTGGTAGATCAATACGAGATCCCTAATTATGATACTATTGATTACGATTACCAAGGCCTTACTAGCGCGTATCTTATGAGTAATTCCGGGGTATATAATGGTCAGCCACATATACCAAATGACATATCTCAATGGACCGGAGTGATGTCTGATTGGAATGGTAAATCTAATTCAGAGGTATTAAAAAAGATTGGAGCCGCAGAACAAGGATCTTATGCTATCTCAGGCAATCTTCTTAATGGATTCATAAATAGTAACGATGCCCTTGGATTCAATGACTGGTATATCCCCTCTTGTCCGCAAATGTCATTGGTGTATATGAGGATGATTGATATAAATGATATATTGTATCTTATTGGAGGTAAAATGTTCCAAGCCTCAACTGAGGCGTATATGACAAGCTCTGAATGTAATGATAGAAATTATTGGGCGGTTTCAGGTTTCGGTCAAGTAGGCGTATCGGATAAAAGAAATCCTAAAAGAATTAGACTGATACGAGATCTATGATATTAAGGTAGTGGTCATCCCACTACCCTCTCTTCCTTGGCTTGTGTATAGCTAAATATCTCGGATAAATCTAACCATAGCTCCCCCGTTTTTATTCTCATAATCAACATGAAGATATTTAGGATATAAATACCAAGCTTCCTCTGAACTTCTTTCTGAACTAGACAAATATGCAAATTCATTCATCATTTTTTCCCTCCAATAACTAATAAAGCTTCATCTATACTAACTATATTCATGAATATCAACGCCAGTTGAGCACACGATGGAATATACCAATCATCTAATCCCTTGGCATCCTGGCTATCTATAAACGCGTTAAGCATACGTCCGATCGTGGGATGAGAGTTCTGGGATTGACCACCGGAAAGAACGTTCTTTAATACCTCTGAATTTGCTTTCCCATCCCAGTCAGATAAAGCACCGCTCGTCCATAAACTGATATCTGAAGGAAGACCAGGAGATCCTCCGTACGAACCTTTCTCAGGTTTTAGATATCCATGAGTGTTAATATTATATACCTTATCATAATTCACGATATCCGGCTGGTCAGTACGATATTCACCATAATAAAAAGACCAGTCATTAATATACCCTTCCGTAGTTTCCTTATAGCTTTGATTAAGCTCCCCGAATTTCTCGATCATAATCCTATGACGATCATGTACTAAAGCTATACCTATACAAGTATTATCCGCTTCTGATATCGGTATTAATCTCATATTTTTATTGACGGCATAAACTCCATCGCCAACATTATTGTAGGATAATTGAAATCTTCTTCTAAACATAGCCGTAAGTTTTTATGGAGGTTGAAAATACCCCCCCCCTATATGTAATATATTGATACATAATTAAATAATTTAAGTTATGCACAAATATAATGAATTATAGGGATATGCCAAAGGAAGCAGCCGGCGGAATGCACGATGGGTAGGTCCGGAGGGATGAGGGGAGGCCTCTATCCCTTTGGTACTATATCTTCCCCATAAGCTATCATACAATTACTATGCTTACTCTATAGTTGCTACGAACACCATTCCCAACTGCAACAGATTGGCATCCCTGGCAGGTATTGGCTACTATACAATAACCATTTGTTATAAGATCACCTTGCCAAGTTATACGATTGTTACTTGTAATCTGATTATAAAATTCAGGCATGTAAGTGAAATTGATGATCTCCTCAGGATCAACTATCTCTGTTATAGGGGTAAATTCAGTTATCCTATTCCCGTATAACTCTCTATTAGCTAAATCACAATGCTCTCCAGAATCATATGGATACGTAAGAGTCCCATCTGAAACACCTCCAGTTGTGCCTAATAAAACGTTGTACTCATATTGTTGACCCTTTGTAACTATCTGTCCACCTATTCTTATAAATTCTATCTTCTTATGATATATATCAAGATAAGATCCGTCAAAATCAGATTGATATGTATCTCCATCAATATATATATCTACAGGATTAGGACACATGCTCTTGTCTATATTAATACGGTAGTGGATCTTACCGGAAGAAGAAGTCCTGCGCCTAAACATACCCCCTCCTTATCTGAGGGTTAAAATACCCCCCCCATGTATTCAACTTCTTTATTCATAATATGTTATGTTTTAATTATATCGCAAATATAATAAAATTAATGAGAAAGTCGTGAAGGGATGAGGGATGGGATATGTCGGGACGCCGGACATGTAGGGATATGCGGGGGATATGCGGGGATATGCGGGACGGACCACCTCCCCGAAATCGGCCCGGCCGGGCTGCCGTTTTTGGACCAGCCCCCCCCAATCCACAAAGGACGGGAAACAAGAACGGTAAACGATCTGCAAGCCGAAAAAAGAATGCTTATTTTGTATTTAACTTGTTGATTGTAAATCATATAAATCAATATTTTAATATACGTTTACATTTGATTAGATTTATTACATATAATCGTCGAATTTTTATTGCAAAATATTTGTTTGAAAATAAAACATGTAGTATATTTGCCTATGTAAAAATAACATTAACAAACAGGCGCACCAGAGGCCATTACAAGTCCCAAGGGTATGGGCAAATCTAATGACAAATAAAGAATTAAACAAAGTCCAGAATGAAGTTAAAAAATCAAACGAAAAGACATTAACAGGTGCAGTAAAAGCTTGGTGCAACCTGTTTAAATCTGGTAAAGAAATAAACGACATACTAAAAGAAAATGATATTAAAGTATCAAAGGAAGTCGTTCCCGCTTTGGTTGCTTTAGCTAAAGACAAAGAAGTAGTAATACAACTTTGCAAAGAAATACTTCCACGAGTAAATAATACGTTTTGCGCATACAAGGAAGTAGAGCGTGAATACTATGATAAAAACGAACAGGATAAAAACAAAAAGCTTAAAATGAGTGAAATAGAGGATATAGCAATACTAGGATCGTCTCATAAACGCTTTGGATATAATGAGCCTATAGAGTACGATTTTGGTATATATTACGAAACGTTTAACGGAGCAGACAAACGTATCATAAAGTGTGCCGTACCTATCAAACGGTATACATTTAATCTCATTGCAAAGTGTGTCACTTACTATTTGACACACCCCAAAAATGAAAGATAACAAATAATTAGCCCCTATATCATTTATGTATAGGGGCGTTATGGTAGCACACCTATGCGTTCCCGTCGCACTACTGATTTAGACTAAATAGGTACGATATTTGATATTTTGATATAAACATATTGCTGGTTGTTAGGGTCTCGAGAGCCAGCAATAGATAGGCCGCCGCTTAGTAATGTGGTTTAGGTACTATCCTAGTCCAGGGTAGTACTATTATCTTTAGGTTTATATCAATCCGGTAAGTACGCTAGGTTAACCTAGTAGGCCGTGTAAAAACACGGGGTATATTGGTGTATATACGCATGTATAGGGCGTATGTCTATACGTTGCTAGAGTAGCACGTATGGAGTGCATAACGGTGTTATAACCGTGCCAATATGTCAAAGCAATAACGTTTAAGGTTGCTTAAATACTTATGCGTTATATGTAGTAGCAAAATAACAACCCTTACAAGGGTGTTTTGTGCGGTTAAATTGACGGACAAAATGCGCCTTGTCGGTACGTATCACGGGTAACGTATGTGCGTATTTGGCCGGCTTCGTTGTCGGCAAAGGGACAAACCAAAGGGAGTTGGGCGGGTGTGGTGTGTCCGGCTGGTTGTATTGATAAGGCCGGCCGTATTGTCACCCGGCTTACCGTTTCTTATTGGTGCAATTTAAAACAAATAAATTATGTATAGGAGAAAGTTTGATAATCTTAATAGGAAGCTAGCACTTAAAAAGGAAAAGGCTTTAGACGCTGCAAGAAAGTCTCAAATTGAGTTCTATGTTGAGCTTACCAAAGAACTATACAAATCTAATAAATTAGATTGTAGTAGGGAATCTGATAAATGTAGGCGGAAACGTGTTAGTTACATGGCAAACAAATTGCGGCAATAGATCGTTTGTTTTTATTTGATTTTAAAGTTTGTGCCCTTTCGTACCGTAGTGATATAGGACGAAAGGGCTTTTTTGTGCCTATATTTTACAAAATGATAGAATGTGTATATATTTTGCTTACACATAAAAGTGTTGAGGCGGCAAATTTTAAGCCTTGATCGAAAATGTGTAAGTAAAATGCTTTATTTAGCATCATTTTGTATACATATATATCCATGCGGACGGGTATATTGTGCCCTTATGTATGGTTTTGCGCTTGAATCGATCCTAAAAGGTATATAATAGGCGGTACTTATTGTATATTTTTTATCTATATCTAGGCTTGTCTTCCTTTAGAGGTAGCTCTAGGGGTTGATATATATTATTTTATTGATACTCAATTAATTGTATTATTTGCGTTCAATTTTAAAATCGTGGTTACTTATTGTATATTTTTATGGGTGTATTTATATATTTAGTGCTTACCTTGTTTTGTGGGTATATGGCGTTTGAGTTGGGGCGGTATGTTATAGCTACGGGCGACGCCCTGCCTATAATCATAGTTTCTTTATTGGTTTTATTATCAATACATTGTATTAGGCAAGTATATAAGGCAATCAAGAACAAGGATCTCGACATCCTAGACTAATCGGGCGTTCCACGTGGAACAATCGGGAGGAAGGTCTCGGTTTTTGTGCTGGGAGTTGGTGGGGTTGATTTGTTTTGCGGGAGGGGACACCTCCAAACAAGGTAAAACAAGGTAAATCAAGGTAAATCAAGGTAAACAGGGGAATCCGAGGTGAGATAAGGAATCCCTGGGAAACAAGGGTATCTTTATGGTAAGGGAATCTTATGTGTATGAAGGTATGTTTATGTATGGGTGTGTGTGTTTCTTTGGGTGATGGTGGGAATGCAGGAAGCCAAGGGAGAACGGGAGGCGGCGATGGCGTGGAGTAGGTCCCGCTGGTCGTCCGTCCCTGTTCCCCTTTGGCGGTAGTGTAATATTAAAAATCTGACAGTGATATGACGAAAGAGGAAGCGAGAGAAAGGTTCGGTGACAATATAATAAACAAACTATTGTCGCTTGGTGCTGAACCGACAAACGTATGCAGGAATGACGATATCGTGGAATGGTGCAGTGATGGATGCATAAAAGTGGGCGATATTGAAGTATGGGCTTACTATTACTTTTATGAAGGAGAGAACCCTGATTTATGTAATTGGGAGGATCGCATGGAGATAGAGGTGGAGGAATGTTGGATTTAAAATTGACTGATATGAGATTCATGTATTTAACGGAGCTTAGAGGAAAGGATATATTCGTAGGCGACAAAAAGTGCAAGAGGGTAAAAATATATGTATGTAGGCCGTTGGCGGATACGCCTAAAACCTATAAACAAATAGGTGGATTTGTAGCAAAAGAACTATCCAACGCTTATAACAGCGGTTGTGTTTCCATCTATGAAGCAAAGGATAAAACGCTCAGATATTCGGTTTATCGAGACGGTTGTTTTTATCCTTATTACGGGAAATTAGAGGTGGTAGAATAATACCAATGGGAACGGGCGGCGGTGTCACGGCGTGGTAGGCCACGGGTGTCGGCTGCCGTTCTTTCCTTTGGCGTGGTAATATAAAATACTAAGGTGATTATATACCATTTTACACCAAAAAAATGAGAAATGATATACATTTGTACGAAACATCATACTGGGTATCACCAATACCCTCTACCGGTTGCTCAAAAGTGAGATCGCCGGATTCTTTTACTGAACTAAACGTTTTTGATTTTACTTACCCAACGAATGTTTTAGGGTAAAACCTTATATCAAAGACCTCTTTTGCTCAACCGTCTTGTCCGAAACAAGGGACTATATGATTCGATTGAGTGAGACAAAATTAGAAAAGAAGAATGTGAAATTAAATAACATGTGTATGTTTTACAACATATATGGTATAAAATAGTATATAATAACCAATACTAATAACATGGACGAGATTATAAAATTACAAGATGAGATACTGTCTTACCTTCATAATAATATTACAAAGGATGAGGCGTATTATATCCTTACGACAGAGAATGAAATGACGGAGGTCTTGATGTCTAAAAGGAAGGACGGGAGCAAACGTATCAAGATTCTTGATGCGGAATATACTATCGAGAAGGATGATATGTTATTGTTATTCGATACAGATGGGATAATAGACGAATGTCTTTTGGTTGCCAGCTACATAGGGGTAAATATGTATTTTCGCAGGCAAGATGTCAACGCTATTTTGAATAACATCAACAGAGAGAAAGTTATGGAATATCCTTACATAGCTATTCAGTTAGATAATATACGAACTATAGAAAAACGTAGGGTTATTTTTGAAATCACCGGGCATAGGATGAATGATAACAAAGAGAGAATAGATTTTATGTTTGTTTATTTTATGGCTAGAATATTATGAGAGCGAGGAGGACTGTGAAGGAAAGAGATATTGTGAAGATATTGGTATTCGGGTATGATAGGACGCTTATAAAATCCATTAAGGATTCCGGATTCAGAAGTATGTCGGATGTAATATCGTACGCCAATAATATGGCCGGTGATAAGCCCATTGATCATATTAGGGTATCGAATGAGGCCCGTGGATGGTGTGGATCATATACTAATTATGGTAAAATGATAGATTAGCTCGATAGGAGGATATGATATGAGAAGGATTATAAAAAAGAAAGACGATATCAAGGTATCTATATTTAACGGGTGTAGGTTGGCTCGTGTTTTCATTGATTCTGGGTATAGGAATATAGCTATGGTGATAGCCGATTGCAATAGAATAGCTAATGGTTGTTATCATATACATCATATTGAGGTGGTAAATATGGATAGGGAATGGTATGGCACATATACCGCTGATGGAAAGAAAATTAATTAATATAAATAACATCATGAATAATATCATAGAGAACAATGATGGGGTAAAAAGAAAGGTAAGGGTATATGATTTCGGCGAGAAGGTCGCTGATAGATATACTATTGTATGCGTAAGTGACAGGAATAAAGATTCAAGAGGAATCTTATTTTATCCGATGTTCACTTGTAACGAAAACCCGTCGCATCCGCAAGGAATAGGGATGTATGTAGGGGACTATTATCCTCATAAGGGAGGTATGTACAACTTAGGGAGAAGGGTGAAGGATATAATGTCTTTGCCTAAAGAAGTGATTAGATACATAAAATGGGTAACAACAACATGAATGAAATAGTTTACAACAATTACGATTTGGTTGCTTTCGAGCAGAATGGGGAAGTGGTAGTAGCCGTAACATTCTACAGGTATTACAAGAAGAAAGCTAAGGGAGAGGTTAATTATAGATGGAGAACCAGATGCCCGGAGTTGGTGGATAAGATCGTAAAACACCGTACCAAGGTATTTACCGGTCAACTTATCCAGTTGGCGAAAGCGTATGGGGAGAAAAAGGTTATAAAATATCAAAAGGAGGAGGAAGGAGTATGTCAAAATACGATAGAGACGCTATAGAGATATATATACTGGATCATATAGATACAGATAATTATGGTAAGCAGTTTAAATACGATAGGGAATATATGTCTTTTATGCTTAGTGTGTTCAAGAATGAGTATAAAGAACATATCAAAAGGGATGGAATTAAGAAGGCTTTTGAGGATTACATAATGAGCGTTCCGTCTATATTCAGGATTCATATAGCGGATTGTGATATTAGATATTTATTACGTTCATGGGGAGTGGAGTTTGATGAGGATGATGATGAGATATACATCTTATACAAGAAGATCATAAGAGAGGTCTTTTTTAAGATGTGTGAGGATATGAAAGTTTGTTAATGTTGAACCAAAACCTTGGCGGGGCGGAAGGATATATCATGATCGTACGTGTGCGGATATGATCCGGGGTCGGTTCCCGGCGCCTTGACACAACTTAATTAAATAGCATATGGACAATACTTTAAAAAGAGCGGCAGCGGAATTGAAAGAAGCCGGTTGCAGGGTTTTTGCGTGGCAGGATGATACTTATAATAGAAGCTGGAGTAAGGGTGATTATATAATGTTGTATTACGCCTTCCCTGATTCGCCTAACATCGGGTATCTGAGTCGTGGGGAATATGGGATGAGCGTAGCATATAGTAGAGCTTATATACCGAGCCGTGGGAGTGGATCGGGGTGTTGTATCAAGGAGGAGGCTACGTTCGACCTTGCGACGGCGTTAGATGCGTTGAACGAGCCGTTACCTAGGTGGTGTAAGGCCTATGGGGTTTATCCAAAGCAGTACGATAATATTGATAAATGGTATAATAGCGATAATCATAACAAAAAATTATTTAAGGAGATTTGATATGGAGGTAAAAGATTGGGAAAATCTGGTTTTAAACACAGAGGTGGGATCACATTGTTTTGTTACGCTGATTGATAATAATGACATCAGTAGAGGTTACGCACAGATCAGACGCGCGGAACATTTCGGGTATAACATCTGCTTCACCCGGTTATATGGGAATAAGTTTTATTTCGAGAAGATAGAAGAAGGACGTACACAACAATATATCAATAGGAGGAAATGATATGGTGATAGAGTTTGATTTTGAGATATACAAAAACGGAGATTACGATAAGGTATATCTCCGCAACGGGAAAGAGGCAAGAGTATTATGTGATAATGGGAAGAGCGATCGCCCTATAGTCGTGATGGTTGAGAATGATAACGCGGATGATTATATTATTCTACGTTATAACGAAACTGGCAGGAGAAATATCAATAGTCAATCGAGTCTTGATCTTATGTTATCGATAAAAGAACGGGAGCCAGAGTTGTGGATTGTTGTTATATCTTACATAGATAACGAGGATAAGAGACAAAAGATGGTCTTGCCTAATTTTTTCTCAAAGAATATAAGGGGGAATATATATCTTCAAGGAAGCTCTAAATCAAGTGTATCATATTATGTTGATAAGTTAGAAGAAGATAAGTGCTTCGATGAGCTGTGCGAGAAGATAAGAGTAAAGAGAGATCGCATCTATAACATGGAAATAATATCACTATCAGATGACGAGGCGGCAATTTAACCAGTTAATAAATGAACTGGACGGCAAAAGCCCGTTTATCGTATTACATAGGGATGCCGTTGCGCCTAAATACGTGGGCGTGGAGGTCTCGAAGGATGGGGTAGTATACAAATATGCGATAATAGGGATAAACGATGAGTATAAGGCTAAAAAAGCCCTTATTTCGAAAATATTAGGCATAGCTAGTTACCTAAATGGCAATAAGCCCTTAAAAGAGGATTGATTAGACGTATTTATGGTATGCGGCATCATATACGATATAATGCCGTGAATAACGTTGCATGGAGGGTATGTATGATAATATGATAAAGAACGTATTTGTGTCTTGATATCATAATATTATGCCATTATATCCTCTTTTGTATAAAAAGGATAACAAATAATATAAATATCTTAAATATGGATGAAATTAAGATAGGGGCTGAAATTGTGTTTAATATAACCGGCAGCCATAATATAGGATATGCCAAATGGGAAAGGTATATCGGGACGGTATTAAGTAAGGATTACCGATCACGCCTTTATGTACGGACGATAGGAATGCCTAGGGCTTGTATTGATGAGCGGGATGTAGAGTGGGTTATTGATCCAGATGGGGATTTTGACATGGATGAGGCGATCCCGAATCCTGTGGCAAGGGAGTTGTATAAGTTGATGGGTAAATATGTTTATACGCTCGGCAGGTCTCACGAAAGTATCAATGGATATATCGTGTATGAGTGCATGATGATGGATAGGAATTTAAGATACAATGTTATGCATCGATTACATGATCATGGATTCGAGATACGGCATATTGATAGCTATTCTTGGTGGATGACTAATGAGAGGCTGATGTCAGAGGTAACATATACGGAGGGGGATATTCATATAATTGTTCATGAGTGTATGGAGGATTATGTGGATAACGTGAAATTTGGGGAGGAATTTTATAAAAACAAGGAAATATGATAAGATACTTACTCGTGATGGTGATGATAATATTGACACCGCCAAAAGGGAACGGTGGTCTGCCCCTCGCCCCAAGGCCTGCCGTGGTCGAGGCACGGGTATGGGACAAGCTGGCGGACGCCTTGTCTTTCGTGGAGTCAAGGGATGACGATCGTGCGTATAACGCCTCCTCCGGGGCTTTAGGGAGGTGGCAGATGAAAAAGGTGTATGTAGATGAGGTTAATAGGATATTGCGCCTTAAACGGAAGAAAAAGCGGTATAGATATGATGATCGAACAAATCCTTCCAAGGCTAGGGAAATGTTCGAGATATATCAATCTCATCATAATCCTAAAAAGGATATAGATCGGGCTATAAGATTGCATAGGGGATTGCATTCTGCTAAATATGTTAAAGAGGTTAAGCGTAAATTGAGAAAATAAAAAGAATATAGGAGGATAAGGACATGGACGAGAATAAAATGATACGACCGATGGATTTTGTTCGGCTTACAAATATTGACGAATTAAATGTGATTAAGGACACTAAAAACCATATAGGGCTGGTCAAGGAGGTCAGTCGGGACGGGGAAATGAGTATAATATGGATAGGTGAAACTTATAGTAAGTTGGCGTGGTTCAAATCGAGCGAGTTGGAGGTGGTGGATAACCTTGTGAACATCCTGACATGCGGGCTAGCTAACTTTCGCGGAGACGGAAAAGAGAGCGCGGATAAATTTTATTCGATTGGCTAGAAATAAGGACAATTAATTAGAGGAGAAAATCATATGGATCGTGAGACATTAGTAAATATCGTTTGGTAATTATATACCAAACGGAATTTGTTGATGGAGAGAAAATAAAAGCAGATACGTATTACAGTCTGAAAGAGGGAGTTTTTGTGGAATGGATCAATGATTAAGAAGAGGTGTTATATATGAAATGGATAGTAATAAAAGGGGTTAGATATCCTAGTTCCGTGATATCAGCATTTGCGGCATATAATATGGATAATCCTTTCTTGAAGGTCAGGATCAGAAACAAGTATCATGTAGTGCCTTTTGATGATGTTAATAAAATGGCTAGTCAGATGGTATATTTAATGGACAACTATCCTGATTTCGTTCAGATAGGAAGATGGTGGATATCCAAGAAGGTGGTAATGTCTTGGGTTCCCAAGGGGCAGGCCGTGGACGGATCGGGCTGGGTTATATCCTTCACCCTGTCCTTTGGTTTGGATAATGGGACTCAAATTAAGTTTGATAAAGAAGATGAATATCTAAGTGAGGTAGATAGGTTGAATGAATTGTTTAATGTGATATTATGATATGAGAATAAAAAGATTTATCGCCTTAGCGGCTATGATGGCGAACGCAATGTCATACGATGATATGTTCGCAGGGGACAAACAACGATCCGGGATGGTATTCAATCCGAATTATAAACCAGCGGGAGATCGAAAGGAGTTGAGGAAGTTCCGGATTAAAGGGGAGGATATCGAGGCGTATTCGAGAAAAGACGCTATCAAAAGATTGAGACATAAAAAGAGGTAATGTGATGAGAAGCAAGAAAGATTATATAAGCATGCTTAACGAGTTTGGTGGTTCTTTATCCAGAGAAGAATGGATAATAGGCGGTAAAGATAGATATACTGGTAGGGATAATTATGGGGTTAGTTGAAAAGATATGACCCCATAGCTTTTGAGGTAGGATATAACGAGTGGAAGAAACAACCATAAATAATATGGAAGAAAAGTTGATTCTTAATAGCATAGAAGATGCTGAATAATATCAGTAAGGTTAAGTCCAGATAAAACACCTATTGCTTATGAAGATAAAGTTAGATGTTTAATGTTGTCAGGATTAAGTCAGGAAGAAGCGGAGAAAGTAGCGTTAGAGCCAATGGATCTTGAGTTATATTATGAGATAGGCGCAGGGCTGATGGCCGTTGATCCAGCGGCGGTGGAGTCAGGGACAATCTGGAGTCCTTATACAAGGGAGTTGTATCATGAAGACCATGATACTTAGAGGAGTATTGATACTGATGGTGATCAAGGCAAATGATGTTATTTAATTTTAAAAAATAAATTGTTATGGAAATGAAAAAGTATTTATCAGTTTATTTAGAGAGTGGATATCTTTTTGATGATATGTCAGAAAAATTAAAGTGGTTTGAGATTGATAAGATCTTGATCAGTTTTACATATGGAGTAGTTAGATATGTAGGAACATGGGGAGGATGTAGGACTGAGAAGACATTAGATGGGAAATTATTTTATTCGTCCGAAGAATGTTTTAAAAAGGGTAAGAGCATCCCTAAGACAAAACTATCAATATATGATGTTTTTAAGTCATTATATGGATTCGCTCCAATAGGTGATGTGTGGAAATACAAAAACGGAAGAGCTGTCAAGGGTGAGTTGGAATATTTTGATGTTGAAATAGATAATAAAGGAAAAATTTATTGTAAGGAAACATATTACAGAACATGTGAAGATGTGTATAAATTCAATGACTTAACTGTAGTTGACAAGAATGGAGACATGAGATTAGTAAAATCTTCAAAAAGTAAATTAATGCTTACTAATGATCAATTAGATGTTGTGGAGAGAATGAAAGGCATCATTGATGACATGGTTAGGTTAAAGATGATTATGTATATTGATCAAGACTATAATCTTTGTTTTCTGCCGGGAGATAAAATAGAAGATTTGACAATGGATGAAACGGATGGATTTGTGGATACCACCGGTATAGTGACATCTATAAAATCTAAGGATGTAGTGGAGTTTTATGTAGAAAACCCATTCGTAAAGATAAAGGATGAGTAATATCTGAATCTGGATTGTGGTGGTTCGTGAGAATAGCCACAATCATATCTCTAAACGTGAACATAAGGAGGTACGTAAGTCATTCGATTGGCATTAGAGATCTAATTATATTAAAAGAGGAGAGATTATGAAAGAAAATGTATTAAAAGTGTATAAGTTTGATGAGCTATCAAAAGACTCACAAAAAAAGATCATAGAGCGTGAGCGCTGGAATGTAATAGGGCAATGTATGGTTGATTATATTATAGACTATCAAGAGTCGATGAAAGCCTTTGAGGATATGACAGATACTAGGGTTTATAATTGGGAAGTTGGATACGAGAGATATGATTTTAGTTATGAGTTTAAATACAATGATCCTATTTATGAACATCCTACAGATTATCATCGTGATATATTCCCTAAGAATCTATGCGGTAAATTATTGTTCAGGTATATCAATAACAACATTATGCCACATATCACGAAAGGTAAATATTATTCTACAGGCAAATATATAGATGGGAAATATAATTACAAGTGCAGACGCAGTCGGGTAATATTGGGATACGAAGACAATTGTCCATTAACAGGGATGTGTTATGATTATTATCTCCTGAAACCTATAATTGATTATTACAATGCATGGTGTACTTATCCGGAGGGTTTTTCTTTAGAGGATCTGATGAGACAATGTTATGATAATTTCTTCATGTTATGGCATAAAGAATATGAATATTGGGTTGATAACGAAGACGCTATACGTGAAGAGCTTCATCATAATCAGTACGAAGATCAACTTTATTATGAGAATGGGGATGTGTATGTTGAATCATTAAATGAAATAGTATGAAAGTAATATGTACAAGGTGTGGCGGAACAAATATTGCTTGTGAAGCGATCGTAAATCCAAACACCGGGAAAATAATAGATTATCTTGATGAATCTTTTATGCATGCTAATTGTGGGGATTGCAAGGAAGAGGTAGTGATAACGGATGTAGATAGAGTCAAGAAAGATATTGATTCTATGTTTTTCAAGTTCGTTAAAAAGAATGGGAAAGAACCTGAATACGTAGAATGTCAGATCGTATGGAAAGACACAGGGGATGATCAAAGAACGACAATAAAATTATCATTAAGCATCAATGATGATGATAATGATAATGTTTTCTATTACTGTAATGGGATAGAATCACTTAAGTCACTTGTGGAATATGGAGTAGGAGAGTTTATTGTAATAGATTGTTGGAGTTTTTTTTAGTATTGATAATTTGTAAATTGATGAGATTATGAATATAGAGGTAATAAGATACAGGCTTCCAGTTTATTGGGCTTGCGCTCTGATAAATGATGACTATACTGGATTATGTAAAGAAGAATGTCAAGAAATAAAAAACTTCTTGAACATCGCAGATGGCTATCCGGTAGATGTGGATTGGGAAACAGAAGGGTTTTATCAATATAATGATGCAGGAACACTTCCATGAAATTGTGCCGATTTTATTTTTCATAAGTTAAACGATTAAACATAAAAATATGAAAACTGCAAATAAACTAACTTTTTTAAGTACAAAATTCTTTACAGAAAACAAAAGGGAATACAGAATAACAGTCACGATATCGTTAGATGATGATTGTCATAACAATATGTGTGATTGGAGTATAACCGCTGACATTCGTTGGAAAAACAAATATGGACAATATGAGGAGTATATGGGAGGTTGCTGTCACGATGAAATTGCGAAGTATGTTCCAGAATTGGCGAAGTTTATACCATTACATTGTTGTAATCATTATGGTGCTCCTATGTATCCGGTGGAAAATGGCATGTATCACATAAAGAATAGCGATAAGTCTGTGGCTATTGAATATTTACGTATATCAGACAAGGAATATTCCAAATTATCTGAAGCGGTGGATGATAAGATGTATTTCAAGTATCTGCTTTTCAATCTGGGGATTGTGGATAGATGGAAACGTGAATCAGGCGAGCTTATTGCGGAACTTGAAGACCTGTGTGGAAAGAAATGGGTTAATCCATATAAGCCAGAAGAAGAAAGATTTACCCTGACACTAACGGACGAGGAACGTTTGCTTATTGAAGAGCGTATTAAAGCCGGGTATTATTCCGCAGAAAATATCGAAAAACGTAGGGAGGAAGCTCATAAGGCAAAGATGTTGAAAAAGCGTACTGAAATTTGTGAGCGATACGATAAGGTGATCAGGAAAGCGGAAACAGATAAAAAGATAATGCTCTGTGTGTTTGATTATGGATTGTCAACCGATAATGTGATATATTATAATCACACGAACACTTTATCTTTCAACTGGCGTGATTATGGGGAAAAGATCACACAAGAAGAGTTTGATGATTTCGTGAATAACGTGGATCGTTCTAAGTTACCAGAAGGGATTAAATTCGAGTTCAAAGCATGATCAAGAAAATGGAATCCAAAGAATATGCTTTAGGGGTGGAGCGGATGGATAAGGAGGTAGGGGCGCCAATCGATATCGCTCAGTCCCCTATGCTTATGGCGGCTTACGAGGCCGGATGGGATGGGGCATGAGACATCTTGGAGGTATGTCTGTAGATGATGCGATAATGGAGATTCTTTTAGAAAGAATGATAGATATTGTATTTGAAGACGAAACAGTATGATAATAGAAAAATCATTAAAAATAAAGTTTATACAGAAATGCAAATGTGGAGCTGTCACTATCAGATTTACGGGAGAGACATCCAAGATGTCATGGGCGGCGTTACCGGTGGAGCCGGCGTGTATGGGTAAGGCGGTAGGGGAAGGCAAGGCGTCCGCTCATGCCAGTTGGATTGGCTAAACAAACAAAGTTACAATTTGACATACTCCCACCACTAAAGTGATTGGGATTCTTGGATACAAGTGTACGGGACCCCGGTTTTACAACCGTTGGAATTACCCGTACTCTCCAATTCGGAAATGCCCTTCCGAAGGATATTTTTAGAGGCTAAGAGGTCCCTGTCGTTGATAGAACCGCATCCGGGACAAACCCATGTGCGGTCGCGTAACAACAGACCTTTATTAATGCAGCCACATTCGCAAGTTTTGGAAGAAGGATACCATTTGTCAATCTTATGTACTATCACTCCATACTTTGAAGCGATATACGTAAGTTTGTTAATAAAAGAAGAATGACTGAGATCGGAAATTTTCTTCCCCCACAAACGTTTCATTCCTTCAATGTTTAGATCTTCAATGAAAATATAATCATATTGTTTACACAACTGATGTGCTAACTTCCATTGAAAATCACTACGTAGATTCATGATTTTCCTGTTTGTCTGATGAAGCTCGAACAACCTTCTTTTCCTGTTATTCGATCCCTTTTCAGATCTTGAGAGGTTGCGATTACATTTCTTTATCTTCTTTTGATATCTATTGAAAAACAAAGGAGACTGAATAGACTTTCCATCGCTTAATGTCATGTAAGTTTTAAGTCCGAAATCGATTCCTACAGATGCACCATTACGTGACTTTTCATAGGTCTTATTCGATTTCGAGTCTGTTACGATGACAATGGAATATCTATTACATGTTTCCCTTAAAACTCTGACCTATTTTACATTCCCATCGTAAGGACGGGAATATGAGAACTTAAAACGCTTGTTTATCTTATTGATCGTGAAAACATTTCCATTCAAAGCAAATCCTCCCTGTTTAAATACAAAGGAGTTAAACTTCTCTGCTTTCTTGAACTTCGGAGGTCTTTTGCATAACTTTTTAAAGAACCTTTTATAGGAATTGTCAAGACGTCCAAGGATTTCCTGTACGGTCTGGGAATGCAAAAGGATTCTTTTGATTCGTTTGGCAAAGTGCTTTTGAAGCCTGTTCAGTGAAATATATTTTCCAAATCTCCTGTAATAACGTTTTTGTAAATTCAAGGCATGATTCCATACAAATGCACATTCCCTAAGCATTTTATCTAAATGCTTAGTGTTCTTAGATTTATATATATTGTACTTGTATGAGATCATGTTTTAATTATTTTTACGGCACAAATATAATAACAGTATACTATATTTGCAAAACAAATCAGTAAAAAATGGATAGCAGGTGGAAAACAAACAGAGGAAGTGTCTATAATTTGGGGTATCACATAATTTGGTGCCCTAAATATAGAAGAAAGAAACTCGTAGGAGATATCGAAAGAAGATTAAGAGAGCTTCTATACGAAAAAGCTAGTCAAAACAATTGGGAAATAAAAGAACTGGAGATAATGCCGGATCATGTTCATTTATTTATAAAAGCAACTCCTTCTGATTGTGTATCTCATATTGTTTCACAATTGAAAGGATATACAGCTAACATGTTAAGAAAAGAATTTGAATCTCTTAGAAGAGAGCTTCCTACATTATGGACAAGATCTTTTTATGTAGAATCGGTAGGGCATATATCCGAACAAACAATTATAAAATACATTGAAAATCAAAAGAATATATGAAATATGATACTATCCCCTCTTTAAAAAGAGGGGCTTTGGATAAAATCGTAAAAACCCTTTGCCATTTAAAAAGCAAGGGTGGTACGGTTATAGAAAAAGGAGAAATATGTACTATAGTCAAAAGCTATAAAGGATATAGTATCCGTACCGATGACTATCGAACAATAACCAGAGTGGATAAATGTTGTGTTGAGTTTATCAAGGAGTAAAATATGGTTGATAAAACAAAAGAAGAATATTAACTATTAATAATGTTTATTTAATTTAATTCAAAAACAAAATGTCTACTTTTGTAGACACATAAAAATTACACATATGAAAAAGAGTGAATTTGTAAAGGAGTTAGAGAAGGTCATCGATATGATTAAGGCCGAGGATGATGGTTTCGAGTATGGTGGTAAAGTTATTTTCTATAAAGAAGATGATGATAACTATGAAATCTCGGTAAAGAACATTGAGATGGATCTGACGGTAGAGGCCAATACTATGGCTAGTATGGATGATAGGACTTTTGACTGCCTTATGAGTGAGGTTTATAAACAAAAGTTTACAAAGGCTATAACGATGTCGGAGGATGAGGATGATGAAGACAATTGATAAGATGACCGATCAGGAGATATATGATCTTACTGATGAGCAGGTAGAGAAATTGATCGTAACAAGATGTGCGGAGGAAGGTGTCAGGTTCATAGATGAGCCTCCAATCATGAAGATATATGACTATAAGCCTATTTCTCCATCACATTTCTTCTACTATTTAGAAGGTTTGAATATAGCCGTTCTTGATCAGGATGATGCTATTAAAATAGCTAAGTTCTTAAGTGAATTTGATCTATATAGGACTAGATATGATTTCACCGTATCCAATGAGGAGTTATACAGTAGATTGGATATAATCAATATCAAGCATGTTCCGATGTTTGACACGAAAGATAAGGAAGCTTATAAGTCTGTCAAGGATAAGAACAACGAGATCGAGGAGGAGTATAAAGATCAGGTAAACGAATACAAAGAGAATGTAAAAAAGATGGGTGAAATCCGTGCCGAGATATGGCCAAAAGTAATTGATGTAAGGCGCAAGATTGATCACATGAATCATCTTAAAGTTCTTTTCGTAAAGGAATATCTTCCGTTGGTGGATCACGACACGGACAAGGCTATGATATTTTTCAAGAAGGCTTATGATGTGGATGATGATACGGAGAGATATATTCGTGAAGGAATAAAAGATTATCCGTTGTTTAATAATAATATAGATTAAGATGCACAATTGGTTTAAATGTACGGTTTCTTATGAGACCGATGCCGAGAACGGCATGAAGAAGAAGGTTAAGGAAGAATATTTAGTAGATGCTCTTTCTTATACCGAGTGTGAAGCTAGAATCATAGAGGAGATGAAACCGTTTATCTCCGGTGAGTTTAGTGTTGATATCAAACGATTCCGGATAGCGGAATTATTTGCCATGGATGGAGACCGGTTTTATAAGGTCACGGCTGATTATATTACGATGGACGAGAAATCGGGCAATGAGAAACGCAAGGCGTTTAACTACATCGTTCGGGCCAATGACCTTGATCATGCCAAGAAGAACTTCGAGGAGGGCATGAAAGGGACTATATCAGACTTCGTGGTAACCTGTATTAAGGAGGAGAAGAAGTTGATGGATTTCTATGAGTTTGACGGTAAGATCAGGAACCCAGAGAAGCATGAGGATAGTAAGCAACAAGGCTAGCTACGAAACCATGTCATCCGTCGCCGAGAAGTTGATGGAGATAAGTAAGATGGAGGGTACGATTTATCGTATCCTCACATTATCTAACAAGACTTATCTGGCATCTAAACTAGGATATAGCAGGTCAGGGTTCTATAAGAAAATACAGAACAGGAACTTTAATATCCGGGAACTGGCTCAGATATTCGATACGATCATCAACTTCAAGGATCAGGATTGGGCGGAGAGTAAGATAGATAGGCTTAAAAGATATAGGGCCATAAGCCTTATGGAGTTCAATAAGAATTATAAACGAAAGAAAGCATGAGAGGTAGGATGTTGCCGTGTGAGAGATGCGGGAGGATGGTAGCTGTCAGAAGCAAAGGGTTATGCCAAGTATGCAGGGCCAAGGAGCTACCGCCAAAGGGGAGGACGGCGATACGGGTGAAGGCCAAGCCGAAGGGGAGAAGCCTAGCCGTGTTCTTTGGCGCCCACGTAGCTAAGTTAAGTATGATAAGAAGATCTGCTACCGGCGCATATATACCATGTCCTGGGGTAAGCAACATATGCCACTTATACCCTAAACGGAAATATAAATCGGTCGCCGAGGATAATGATAACATTATCTACTTGACGGCTGATGAGCATACAAGATTCGATTATCTATTAGATACGATGGATTTCAGCCGGCTCTTGGATGAGTTTGGTAACGTATGGCTGTTGGCAGCCAGAAGGATGAGGGATCTCACACCTAGAGTCGAGGAGGATGGTAAATTAAAAACCAGATTATTGTCATGGATAGAAGAAAACAAAAATTACTTTTAGCTCTTGGATACGAGGCTATAAGTGATACGATATATAAGAAAGGAATGGATATGGAAGTCATAAGCGATCAAGAATCGTTTGATGATATGAGAGTTCGTTTATCCAAAAAACATCATGTGGTTATCACGGATGATGGTGTTTTAATAGAGTTTGTTCATAATAAGTCAATGGACGAGAATGCGCCATCATATTATTGGCGATCATCATTACCAATATTAAGATCATATCATACAGATCCTAAATTTACCGCTTTCTTTGGCATATTAGATGTTTTGTCAACGATCCCAAAGAAAGATATGGATGAGGAGGAAAAGTCTGTTGAAGAGCCTAAAAAAGAGCCTAAAGAGGAAATGGAAGTTGAGTATGATCTGGAGACCGAACAGCAGTATTATGCAGCTGAATGGATAAAGGATATCCCAACGCCGGTGTTATATAGAATGACTGTTGCCGGCAAGCGCGTGTATTATGAGATGGATGTTGATGGGTATCCTATCATATACGATGGAGCCACTAACAATATCGCCAATGGGTATTGTGATACGTCCGGAGCCTTGGAGAAATGGAAGAATGAGATGAGACTCAAGGGCAAGGACCCTGATGAGTACGCTAACTATAGGGCTGACTTAGGTACTATCATGCATTATCTATTTGGGTTGTATCTGACCGGGGTTAATATAAAGCTGATCCCGACATGGATCAGGAAGGTGGTCAAGGAAGCCAAGCTAAGAATAGACAAGTATAGGATGGAGCGGATATTAGTGGATAACATTGATGAGCTAATAGAGGATCTAATATCATTTGCCATATTTTGCAAGGAAAGACATGTAAAACCTGTATTGATCGAGAAGATGTTGAGGTCAAGCAGGTTAAAGGTCGCTTCTTCGGTGGACGCCGTGGTGGAGATGGACAGCGAGCCGGAGACAGTGGAGATAGAGGTCGAGACAGGAGAGTTCTATAAGACGGGAGCCAAGAAAGGTCAGCCTAAGACGGAGAAAAAGAAGATAAAAAGATGCAGGAGGATATTCGCTATATTGGACTTCAAATCAAACAGGAAAGGCAATTTCTATGACGAGTACGCTTTCCAGCTTGAGCTATATAGAAGAATGATACTGGAGAACTACGGAAAGATATTGGAGATAGAGGAGATATATAACTTCGCTCCGGGTGATCCTACCGCTAAGACAAGTCAATATAAATTGAAGAGACAAACCGATAATCCTATACTTAATATGGCTACGGTTGTATATCTTCAAGGTAAGTATAAGTTTGAGAAAACCAATTATATGGTTACGTCAAGGATCGGATCTTTAGATATAGAGGGTGATTTTGAGTTGAATGGTTTGATAAGAAAAGAGTCGCTGAGAGATTATATATATAGAGTGATGAGTGAGAGGAGAGGATAATGGAATTCAGGGAGTTTGACAAGAGCGTACATCGGTATGAGTTGGATCATAGCAAGCCAAGGAGGAAGATGACGTGCCCGCAATGCGGCAAGGATAAGTGTTTTACGCCGTACGTGGACGTAACCACCGGTCAGATCGTTGGAGAGCAGTTTGGGGTGTGTGATCATAAAAATAAATGTGGTTACTTTAAATATCCAACAGGGAGCGAACTTGGGAACAATGATCTTTTTACCGATTCAAACAAAGTATTAAGGAGGTACAGACCTCCCGTGGATCCGGATATAGCCAACTGCATTCCGGTAAGCAAGATGTTTGAGACGCTTAATCCTTTCGAGACATCTGATCTTCAGGATTATCTATCCAATATATTCGGATCATATCATACCAATAGAGCGTTCAGCTTATATAAGATCGGGATGATGAGATTCGGGGATTGGGGTAAATGCTGCGTATTCTGGCAACTTGATAAAAGTTGGGTGATAAGGACCGGGAAGATAATGGATTACGGACCAGATGGTAAGAGGGTAAAGGTTCCCATGGATCATGTATGCTGGGTTCACATCCTCGACGGTCAAGATTATTTATTAAGGCAATGCCTGTTCGGTGAGTTTCTTATCAACTTCTATCCTAAGGAAGCCCCGGTATATATAGTTGAGTCGGAGAAGACGGCGGTCATCTGTAATATCGTATATCCGGATAGGCTTTTCATGGCATGCGGAGGTATCCATATGTTGAAAAGGGAGATGATAGAGACATTGGGACGTAGGAGAATAGTCCTATATCCTGACAAAGGATCGGCGTTTAACGAGTGGAAGAAGAAGGTGGATAGGGATATGAGGGGGATGAATATCGAGATAAGTGATTTTCTTGAATCAAAGCCCAATATAAATGAGGGAATGGATATAGCTGATTATTTTATCATTAAACAAAACAATAATAACAATGGCAAAAGTAGTTGATAATTACAAGGGATTCAAGGTGCTTGAAATAACAAGACAGGAGATGATGGATAAGTTTACCAGATATGGGTGCTTAGGTATTTGCGATATGTGTAACAGACCTACGTCCGTGGGCTATTACGTGGCGGTAATCAATCAATGGATGTGCAAGGACTGTTACGATGATTTTATTAAATCAATTAACAGGTATGAGGAGGATATGGAAATAGAAAGCAGGAATTTCAATAGATATTGCAGCTTATTTAATGTTGAAATAAAGGAAACAGAATGAAAGAACTGTCTTTAGCCCAGAAAGCTATGTTAAACGGATCCGTATGCCCGTATTGCAAGAACCCATCCACTATGATAAATACGGTGGAGGGGAAGCAAGTTGGGTGCGAGAAGTGTGGGGCTTGGATGAGATCCGATCCTTTCGGGAAGCCGATGGGGAGGCTGGCTAAGCCGGATCTTCTTAGGAGTATGGATATGGTAATGACTGAGATTAATATATTTGCGTATAGAACAAAACGGGATGTACAGGATATTTACAAAAGCCTATATGGTGAATTGGATATACCAATAGAACATGTATCCCCATATAAGATGTCTTTGCCATCATTACTTAATACCATGAGATATATTGAAAAATATGGTGATAATCATATACGGATATATGATAGAACCATGGTAAAGAAAGCTTGCCCTAGGCACGGAGCGGTGGCGATCGGGAGCAACGCCTGCCACGGGTGTCCGGAGTTCCTGTTCCATGTGGTAAACGACACGACCGATACGGTGGTATGTGATATGGATATGAGTTATGGAGATCGCAAGAAGGATAAATATGAGCATTAGAGCTAATGATAATGGAACATTTGAGTATCGAATCAAATTGGATACCTTTAATAAAATAAATAATACATGTAAAATGAAGAAAATTTATTTTGTTCACAAACCAACAGGTTTTTATATTGGAGGCAATGTGAGTAGCGTAGAAGCTACAGTTTATAATAAAATGGTTAATATGGGGATGAGTAGCGAATTAGCCGATAAACTTAAAAAGGTAATAGGTACATTCCCTTGCGCATGGGAGATACCAGATGAATTTGCGTCTGATCCATATTCGTATATGATTAAGCGTCTGGGATTGGAATATCCATCTTTTTTAAAGGAAGAGGATTTGGATATACAAGAGAATATAGATTTTGATGATGAGGAGGACGAAGAGGATGGGGAGATCGACTGAATATTATAGGACACATCCGGAAGCCAGAAAGAAGAAGGCTGAGACGGATAAGAAGATCAACGCCAGACCTGAGCAGAAAGCCAAGAGACGGGAGTTGGGTCGCAAGAACTACAAGACCGATAAGCTAAAGGGTAAGGCTTATCGGAAGGGGAAGGATCTATGCCATACGGCTAAGGGGTTAAGATATAAATCAAGATCAGCTAACAGAGGATCTAAATCCGATACGGCTGGCGATAGAAACGCACGAGGATGAACGATAATAGGATATGGAAGACGTCCAAGGAAATTATCATGGACGCCTATGAGAGGATAATGAAATACCAGTCGGGAGAACTTCTCCCGGCTCGTACTGGATACCCTTATCTAGACAAAGCTTTGCTGGGGGGATTTTACCCTCAACATGCGATAGCCATAGGAGCTAGACCAGGGGTTGGAAAATCCTATTTGGCGCAAAAGATCATGAACAATGTGATGAATGTCAACATCAATCCACAAGCAGATGATTATGTATGGTTAAGATGTGAGTTCGAGATGAATCCGGAAGACTTGGTATTACGTTCACTATCAAAAAAAATGAACAAAGACATAGAAGATATCCTCCTTCGTAAAATGAATGAAGAGGAGATGCTAGAAATGCAAAAATGTCTTAAACAAGAAAATTCA